TTACGGGCTAACCGCGGCGATGATATTCATTCTTTATTTGTCTATGCTTTTGCCAATGTATCAAATGATGAACCAGCTATAAGGAGGACGGAACTGTGAATGAAAAGGGATTTACACTGATAGAAATAAATAGGGGTAATAACCCCTTATTTTTGTTTTGAGTTACTTTTGGAATAATGCCAGGGGAAGGGGTCTTCATTAACTAACACTTTCACATCAAAGTTTAAGCCTCCCACGTTTGCTTTTAATATGATATGGTCTCTATAAACAATACCTTCAGGAAAGATTTTTCCCATTAGCATAGCTCTTTCGAGAGGAGAAAAATCACTATCAAAAAAATTAATTGATTCGAAAAGTTCGCTAAGAAAATCGTAACTCCACGAATCACTTTTCAATGTTTCAAGCTTTGCTTTATCTCTCTTAAGTTGTGTTTGAAGATTTTCTGTTATGTTCTTGATTTCAAGCTGTTTCTTATTTAATTGATCCTTTGTTAGATGATTGTCCAAGTATAAATCAATCAGCTTTTCATTTTTGGTGGTGTGCTTCTGGATGATTTGTTCATTGTTTTTTATGTTTTGTTCAAGTTGAGTAATTTCTTCCTTTTCATTTTCAAGATTTACGTATTGTTTTGCTAATTCTTTGCTTGTGACAATATCTTTAATTGATTGTATGATGTTACCCTCAACTCTAACTGTATTTATACTCACATCACAAACTGAACCATCAGCTAATCTCAATTTTCGGCCATGCTTTAGATAATAACGAGGAGAATCTTTGGTTCCGTGAGCAGCAAGACTAATTTTTCTTCCACATTCACCGCATACAAAATATGTTCTTCTTAATAGGTGAAGATCATTTCTCTTCCTGCTGGTAACTTTATATTGATTTCCTCTTTTATTTCGCTCAATCTGAATTTTCTCCCAAGTTTCTTTGGTTCTTAACTTGGGAAAGATATTCTCTGCAGCAATCACTTCACCATTCGCAAATGTTTTTTCTTGAACTCCATGATATGCTTTTGTGGTCAGCCTAGTATGTACTAAATGCTCATTCCACATAATACCGGAAGGCGTTTTTGAGATTTTATTAAGTTCATCTGTGATGCTTCGCATTCCTAGTTGTTCTTCCAGGTATAATCGATCAATGAATGGAATTACCCAAGCCCATTCTTTTTTTAATTTATATTGTTCTTCCTTCTTATCATAATAATATTCATATGGAGCCTGGCCCCAGCCTTTGCCTTCACGCATTCTTTGGCGTTTTCCACGCATCATTCTTTTTACAAGAGCTTTCTTTTCTCTCTTGGCAATTAAATTTTTAATGTCACTAACAAATTCTTGATCTTCATCATCTAGATCTACTATAGTTCCAGGTTCAGCGATTTTCACTTTGTTTTCACGAAGAGTAGACTTTAAATATTCCCATGATATTGTATCCAAACGAGAAAGTCGATCTTGATCAATGCAGACAACGATATCAATTTTACCTTCTTCAACAATGTCGAGAAGGGCATTTAAGCCCTTTTTGTGAAGCTTACCGCCAGATTCGATATCTTGAAATTCATCCACCAATCGCCATCTTTGTTGTTCTACATATCTACGTAATTCAGTGGTCTGTGCTCGTAAAGAATACTTTTCTTCTTGAAGTTTAGTTGAGACACGTATGTATATTGCTGCTCTCAACAAGAATCAGTCCTTTCAAAATGTTAAATCCATTCTTAAGTTAAAATTATTTAGATTTTATCTCTTCAGTTTTAAAACTCTCATCTTTGATTCTAATTAATTTAAAATCATTCTTTGATGAAATATATAGAATATTGTTTTGTTCAGAAACCAAGATGCCCTCGACTTTTTTTTCGGGAAGACTAGGAGTATTAATTTTTTCATATTTAAATGCATCGTTTGGAGTTACAACTCTTATTGTTTTTCCAGATAGCGATGATACCAGTGGAGTAAAAACTAAAAAAATTATTATCGCTAAAATAATGATCATATTGCGAAGTGGCTGTTCCAATGGTGCTAAAAATTTGGTGATTCGGACCATTACTTCAACTCTTAAATTTTCATTATCATCGTTGTTATTATTATTGTTGTCGTTTAACTTAGTATTTGCAGATGAGCGATCTTCAGGGAACAATAAATAACTGTATATAAAGCTTAAAATAAATGAAAGTGCATATAGAAAAATAAAAAGACCTTTGGAGTGTACATTTATAAATTTCTCTAAAAATACCTTAACTACAACACTACCTATAAAAAAATATGGTAATGATATAAGGAATTTAATAATTAATTTTTTTGGAGAGAGATATGAATAGATGGTACTTAATAAAAAACACATACATACGGTTATCATATAAAGTATCGTTTCGTCTAGGGCAAGGTTATACAAAAAAATGGCACATAAAATAAATGCAGTTAATGTCCCTGAAAACATATAGAAGAATTTAGAAGATTTAATTGTTCTATAAAAATAAAAGGTTACGATAACAATATATATAGGAATAACCCATAAAATTGAAAAATATAATAGGTTTTGAAAAGTAACATCACCAATAAAAATCGAAGTTAAAACCACATGCAATACTACAAAAAATATAAAAGATAAAGCAATATTGAGTATCTTGCCTGCCTTAATAAATAAGCCAATGTTAAATAAAAAGAAAACGGTACATAATACAAATAAACTGATTATCATGACAGAGTAAAAGTTAAATGGCACAATTTTAATTACCATTTCCAAGATTGAAGAAAAGTCTGTAACTCCTCCCCCAAAGTAATATCCGTACAAAAAGGTATAGCCTATCCCCCAGAAAAACATACCAAATGAAGTTAACAAGAAGGTTAAAGTCGAAATGACTTTAGCAATTGAGACGATAAGTGTCCAAAAATTCGTTTCCATAAGTTTTTTTAGCAATTCAAACATAATTAATTATCAACCCTTTTTCTGTTTTATTAATACATGTAGTGGTTTAAATTGAACTACTCTTTTTGCAGCAAATTCATATGTAACATTAAAATGAGATGCAATTAATTTTGCTGTTTCTATGTATGGCTTTGAAAAGTCTAATTTCATCAGCATAAATGAAGGAATACAAAATTTATAAGCAAATGTTTTAGCTTGCATCTCTTGCAGTTGAGCGAAGAGTGGAGACATAGTCAATTGGTTTCCCTCATGCCTTAAAGCGTGACAAAGCTCATGTCCAAAATCTTGCCACTGTTCTTGAGGTGAAAGTCGGTTATCAAGAATGATCATCCCATCATAATAACGACTACCTATGTTTAGAAATTCCACTTTCAATCCTAATCGATGCGAGATATCTAAGAGATCCAATTCATGGGGATTTGAAATTTTCATTTCCTTGTAAAATGTCTCAATCCAATCCTCGAGATGTGTATTATGGGGGACTATAGTTTTCATCTGTAGTTGCCTCCTTAAAACTAAAGGAATATATGTTCGTATTGAAGATAAAAAGAAAAGCCCAAAGGCTTAGTAAAAGGTGTAAACGATATACATAATAAACCAATGAAAGGATATTGTCTATATTCAGAGCGGAAATTTAAAAAAGTTCACACTCTAAAGCTCTATGGATAAAACAAAGTAATATATCATTATTAGTTATTTTTATCGCGGTTTTTTATGAACTCCCAGAACTGAATTAACTCATCAATTTTTTCTTCTGGTGCGTCTTTTAGATCCTTAAAGAGCAACTGAGTTTTAGGATTTAAAAGTTCCTTCCACATATCATCGTTAGTTCCCTCATGATCTTTTCCTGTTAAGAGAAAATCAATTGAAACATCATAAAGATCTGCCAATTTTTTAGTGGTTTCATAATCAGGTTGCCGTTTTCCTGATTCATAACTAGACAACGTGTTATTTTTCACACCGATTTTTTGGGCAACAAATTTTTGTGTTAACCCCGCTTTTTCACGTAAAAATTTCAATCTATCTGCATAATTCATGAATTATTCTCACTTCCCAATATTATCGCTTTATCGATATTACGCTTTACCGTAATTTTAACATTATTTATTTCTCTATTTGAGAAAAAATAATCACAATTCGAGAAAAAAATGTCACAAAACGAGAATAAAAATCTTTACATTCTCGTTTTGTGAACTTATAATGAAATTGAATTCACGAAACGAGAACTTTGGGGGTGATAATTTGAAGGAGATCTTGGGTTCACGAATAAGAGAGCTAAGAAAAGAAAAAGGGCTAACTCAGTTTTATCTTGCTATTGAGTTGGGGTATAAACACTCTTCCATTATTAGTGAGATTGAATCCGGTAAGAAAAGTCTTAATGCCGAGAAGTTGCCCACTGTTGCTAAAGCGTTAGATGTAGAGATAAACAAACTTTTTTTTGAATAAAAAGTTCTCGAATTGTGAACTTTAAATAACTATGAAAGAGGTGATCAAGTGAATCAACTTCCTGTTGATCCAGAGTTTCTCAAAAAGAGAATGGCTATCCCGTCAAAAATTGCTCAGTTGTCTTACTGCGATCCAGAGAAAGCAATTAAGTATATCCGCATTTGGGGGGAACATAAAAAGCCTGTATCTGAGTTATACACTGAATTAATTAATGCACTCATTGAAACAAAAGTTGTTTAGTAATCCTTTCTGTTAATAGCTTATCAAAAAAATAAATATGACAAAGGTAGAAAAGGAGCGATTAGTAATGCAATTTGGTAGGGCATCACAAGCTGCCAAAACCTCAAGGAAAGACGCAAAACTAACGCAGCAGCGAATGGCAATGGAAGACGATTTATTTATGTCAAGGGAGTCTATATCCCATCAAGAAAACGGCCGGCACCGGGTTCAACCAGAGGTGACCGAGTACTTTAGTGAAAAGCATAATGATCCGTGGTCAGCTATTGAGGCAGCTTCTGAGTATTCAGGGTGGGGGCCAATTAGATTAGATGGCCCTGCTGCTGAGGTTAATCGTATGACAGCTGCTGTACAATCAACTATTCAAATGACAGATGCAATCGATTCTTTAAAAGAGCATATGGAAATCTTCACGATTAAACCTGATTCTGTTACAGATAAAACATCTATCGAAAAAACAATTCAAGAGTGTCTTGATGTTATAACTGCACTTACTCAATTTGTTGCAGTGATCTGCAAAGAATATTCGATTAACTGGTTAAAGATGTGGAGTAAGCACAAGCTTAAGCTTTTAACCCGAGGATTGATTACGAAATGACAGCTAATCAACTTTTTAGGTCAGATTTGAAAAGAATGGTTGCTGAAGTAATTTGTATCGAAGAATTATCAAAAATGCTCGTTAAAGCTATACATCAAGGGGATTCAAAAAAAGCGGAACGTTTTATTAAAGATATTCAAAAATCCCATAACGAGCTTAAGAGATTGAGAGAAAACAAGCGGACATTTTCAGATGCTATGAAGATTATGGGACAGTCTCAATCTCCTACAGAACTAATCGAAAAATTGGAAAGGATGTTTTAAGTGAACTTTGTTTTTACTGTAAGTGGATTAAAGAAGGTTTCGGATGTTCGTGTGCAGTGTAGGAAAGCGAGAGAAAATCCAGCGGGGCTTTTAATGATAGAGGCAGAAATAAAAGGATACTTAAGGAGAAAAGCAGCAAGCCACCACGCTCACTGCTTTCGCCATAAAAACTACTGGACGAATTTATTATAAAGCTTTATTTGAAAATCGGCAAGCCAGCTTGTGCTTGTCGTCATGGCTGGGGACGTATCCATTCCATTTGTATACCCTCCATTTACCGTCCCTGGCTGTGACGATGCGCGCAAGCATCAGAAAGAAGGTGAAATTATGGGTGCAGCATTTGATTCTGTAGAGGAATTGCTTCATGCAACAAAAGTTGCTGGAGAACTACGTATGGCGATCTGTGTAGCGAAGACCAAAGCTGAGTTGCTATCTGATTCAGACGACATCACTTTGCTTCAGGGTGCATTAGAAGAGATCGCCCGCGAACTTTCCGAGACATTAGACAAACACAAATTGTAAGGGGGAAATCGAATGGATCATCCAATCATCACTCAAATTGAGCGTACGGGCTATCCCGCGTCAGTTCCGAAAGAGGATGAGAAAGTCAGGGATTTCTATGGTGAAGAGGTATCGCTGGCTCATGATGATTATGTCTTTGATAAAAATCAAGGCGAAATCATCTTTATCGATAACCTGCCGCGCTACTTAAAAGAGGAGCTTGCATTTGAATTTTATACCGGCAAATAAAAAAAGCCCACTCTGCACAAGTGGGTGGTGAAAGGGCTTGAGGTCTCTTTCACAATACACAATATTCTTGATGATAGTTTATCAAAATGCCTCATGAAAAACAAGGAGGTTTCAATACATGGCAAAACCATATAGAATCATTAGTTTTAGTTCAGATCGATTTGATCAATGGCGTTTATCAGAAGTAAAGGGTGTAATCACTGTGAAAGATCGAAAACCTGCTTTCCAGTTCGATACAAAGGAACAATTTGACCGTTACCTTCAGTTGAATAGCTTCCGTGGAAGGGTGGATGTTTGATGCTGGCACAGGTTTACATGCCAACAGAGAACATGACAGAGGAACAATGGCTTGAAGCGCGGCGAGCGGGTATCGGTGGATCTGACGCCGCGGCCATTGCCGGGCTGAGTAAGTGGAAAACATCAATGTCTGTCTATCTGGATAAGGTTGGGCAGGCTCCGAAAGAGGACTCATCAGGCGAGGCAGCATATTGGGGCAATATTCTCGAGGAGACGGTTGCCCGAGAGTTTTCAAAGCGGACGGGTAAAAAGGTACGCCGTCGCAAGGCCATTCTGCAGCATCCTGATTATCCTTTTATGCTTGCCAATGTTGACAGGCTCATTGTTGGTGAACAAGTGGGTCTAGAATGTAAAACGGCGTCAGAATACCTCAAGAACGAGTGGGATGGTGAGGAAGTTCCGGACGCTTACCTGGTCCAATGCCAGCATTATATGGCGGTGACAGGTTTTAAAGCTTGGTGGATTGCTGTTTTAATCGGCGGAAACAAATTCGTTTATAAGAAGGTAGAACGGGACGAAGAGCTTATCAAATACCTCATTCAGGTTGAAAAGGAATTTTGGGAAAACCATGTCCTGAATGAGATTCCACCTATGTTTGATGGTTCTGAGGCTTCCACAGAGCTTTTAACTCATATGTATCCTGTTGGCTTTGAGGCTGAGAAAGAGCTTCCTCTTGCCGCAAATGAGTTGATTGAGCGCTATAAAGAGGCCAAGGTCGAAGAGAAAAAAGCCAAAGAACAGCTGAAAGAAGCAGAAAACCAATTAAAGGGGATGCTCGGGGAGTATGAGACCGGGAATGCTAGCAATGTCCGAGTCATTTGGAAAACTGTCACGGCCAATCGTTTTGATACAAAGGCGTTTGCTGCTGAATACCCTGAGCTCTTTGCGAAATTCAATAAACCTAAGCCTTATAGAAGATTCAGTTTAAAGGAGATTAAAGCAAATGGCTAAAAACGCAGACATTCGTAATCAGTTAGCGAATAAAGCTAATGCCGTTCAAAAAGAAACGGAGAAACCCAGAACAATTGCGGATTATCTGGAAGATATGAAGCCGGAGCTTCAAAAAGCTTTGCCGGAACATATTACGCCGGAACGAATCACACGTATTGCATTAACCACTATAAGAACCAATCCTGCTTTGCAAGAATGTTCCCCAGGTTCATTACTTGGTGCAGTTATGCAATCTGCACAGTTAGGGCTTGAACCCGGATTAGTAGGGCATTGCTACTTTGTCCCGTTTTGGAACAACAAAGAAAAACGACGAGAAGTGCAGTTCATAATTGGTTACAAAGGCATGATTGATCTTGCCAGGCGCTCAGGACATATCCAAAGCATATACGCCCACACTGTCCATGAAGCGGATACATTCGATTATGAATTGGGACTGCACCCTAAATTGGTTCATAAACCTGCTACAGGACAAAAAGGGGAAATGACTCATGTTTATGCCGTCGCTCATTTTAAAGACGGCGGGTATCAATTCGAGGTGTTCAGTAAGCAGGATATTGAAAATGTACGTAAACGGAGTAAATCGAAAGATAACGGCCCATGGAAAACCGATTATGAAGAAATGGCAAAGAAAACAGTAATTCGGCGTATGTGGAAGTACCTGCCGATCAGCATAGAGATTCAAAAACAAGTTACTCAGGATGAAACAGTCAGGAAGGATATAACGGCTGAAGCACGGTCTGTCTATGATGATGAAAATTTTCTTATAAGTGGGGATAGCCCGGTTATCGATGATCCTGAGCCAGAACAGACACAAAAAGATAATCAAGAAAAAACGAGCGTGCAGGACACCGCCGATCCATTCGATGGCGAACCTGTAGACATCAAACAGGATGAGTTCCCATTCGATGATTAAGGTTACAATTCCCTTCTGTTACAAGTGGATGACGGAAGGGGCCCCTAACCGGGCTGAATTGTTCCGCGCCTATGTTGAGGGATACTTAAGGGCAAGTGAACCTAATTTATATTTAGTCCGCATCAGCGGCATGACAGCTCTTTGTAAACAGAAAGGAGGAGATTGACGTGCAGGGATGGATTAAGCTGCACCGGAAGATAGTTGATCATGAGATATGGAGTGATGTAACGACATTTCGGTTGTTCACATTACTTCTGCTAAAGGCAAGTCATCAGGACGGAATAAAAATTAACGGTATCGAGCTGAAAAAAGGTCAGTATATAAGATCCTATTCAAAATTATGTGACGACCTTGAATTTAAAGAAGGACGGGCGTTTAAAAAAGTCTCAAAAAGCACCATTTTACGTTCTGTGAAAAAACTCGTGAAAAATGGAATGATCACCGTTAGCGAAACGGATAGTGGAACGCTGTTTACCATCGTTAAATATCAATTGTATCAAGGTGTTAACCACACAGATGAATCGTTTCACGAAACGGATAATGAACCTTTAACGAAACGACCGCAGAACGATCACGGAACGATCGCGGAACAAAAACAAGAATTAAAGAATTTAAGAAGAGAAGAAGAGGAAGAGAAACTCTTAGCTTTTCAACAAATTGAAAACAAATTTCTGCAGCGGAAAGGTAGCTTGTTTTTATCGCCTATGGATGCTCAGTCGATCAATCGACTTCTTAAAGACAAAATACCTTTGGAATATATCTTGAAATGGATTGATGAAATATTCGATGAGTACAAGCCGAAACATCGTGCCGACACCATCAAATCTTTTGCTTACTGTGAAAAAGGCATTCTTGATCGATGGGCCAAGCTTCAGCGTCAGCAATCGAATGTCAAAGAGTTCCCTAATAAGAAAAAACAAAACAGCTTCGATGCATTGGCCGAATACGCCAGAGAGCACGGCATTCAGATGGGGGGATAAACGTGGAAGTGAACCAGGCAATGGAGATCCTGCAAAGAATAGCTGCTGCTTATACAAAATTTGATTTAACCGGTGTTGTTGGTAAAAAGCGAATTGAACTCTGGATTGATCATCTTACCAAATTGCCATATGAGCCGGTTCTCGCGAAAGTGGACGAGCACATTTTAAATAATCGATTTCCACCATCTATTGCTGAGATTAAAGTCAGACAGCCAGAGAAAAACGAATTTTTAGCAAAACAGAAAGAGTGGGAACGCAATGCAAAATATTCTCCAAAACGTTGAGGCTGAACAGGCTCTGCTCGGCTGCATTCTCGTAGAAAGTGACTTGATTAAAGAATTGTCTCTGCAGCCCGAGCATTTTTCTGAAACGAGACATCAAATCATTTTTAATGCCATGCGTGAGGTTGAAAAGCTCGGGAAGTCCGTTGATATGGTCACCACGGTTACAAAATTAGGCGATTCCGTTGAACAAGTAGGCGGCCTTCAATATTTAACTGACTTAGGTAGTGCAGTGGCCAGCACCGCCAATTTCTTGGCCTATCAGACATTGATTTACGAAGCTTATAGATTACGAGAAATGAAAAAAATCGCAATTGAATTCGCAAACACTCCGACCGACGACGGTATCACGGAGCTGTACAAACGAGCAATGGAACTTCAGGAAATCGGCATTGAAAAAACTCGAACGAAACAGGATGTCCTCATGGAGATTTACAATGACATGCACGAAGAGAAGGAGGACATCACGGGCATCAACACTGGATTAATCGATTTGAACGCTATGACAGGCGGCTGGCAGAATGACGATTTAATTGTGTTAGCCGCCCGCCCATCGATGGGAAAAACCGCTTTTGCATTACACATGGGGAAATCAAATTGTGAGAAAGGCGGAGTGACCGACATATTTTCACTTGAAATGCCGGACAAGCAATTGACTCACCGCCTGCTCAGCAATCTGGGGAACATCGAGGGATCGAAGTGGAAGAACCCTCGAAAGTTCTTTAGTGACCGCGATTATGAGAATGCAACGAAAGCCATTGGAGAATATGAAAAATGGAATATCAACATTCACGATCAACCTGCTCAAACACTGGCAGATATACGTTCAAAAATTCGAAAGACGAAAAAAGAAAATCCGGATAACCAAAAGCATTTGGTCATCATCGACTATCTGCAGCTTATCAGAGCTATAGGGAAGTATGAAAGAAGGGACTTAGAGGTCGGGAGTATTACTGCGGAATTGAAGGAAATGGCCCGAGCATTCAAGATCCCGATCATTCTTCTTTCTCAATTATCCAGGGCGGTAGAGCAGCGGCAGGATAAGCGGCCAATGATGTCTGATTTAAGGGAGTCCGGAAGCATCGAACAAGATGCCGATGTCGTCATGTTTCTTTACCGCGATGATTACTACAACAAAAATTCTGAACTAAAAAACATTATTGAAATTGATCTTGCCAAGCAGCGAAACGGTCCAACTGGCATGATACAAGCCAGCTTTATCAAGGAATACGGAAGATTCATAAACCTTGCCAGGAAGATGGATGCCGGTTTGGTTGGATAAGAAGGGATAGATAATTTTGATTGATCAATCAGCAGTAGACCCCGTCAGCGATCGGCATAATAATTTGATAGATGAACTGATACGATACGGTCAATATGAATCAGGTGACGGACGACAGCTCTATGAGTTATCACTGGCAGATATTGAGCGGCTTCACATAAAAGTGAAATGTGATCTTGGCCGTAAAATGTTAAGCGAGGCGGGAGATTGATGAGAATGTTTCAATCACTACGATGTTTAGCATTTATTATCATTCATGCCAGAAGAGAAGATTCAAAGATTCATAGCTGGCTATCTGATGACGGGAGGTAGAGGTTATTGATTAGAATTGGCGATTGGATTTATATAAGTACACGGAAATACAAAGGAAATGCATTTGTAGTGGACAAAGCGCAAGATGTGCTTCTAGTCCAAATTCCTTCTGGCACTCTATCGCGAGTTTCTATCCATTCTGTAACGAAACTCGATGAACGACTAAGGGACAAAGATTTTCAGGTGCTCATTGATATTGCCTTGGATTTGGGGGATGAAAAATGGTTTGACGAACTGACAGAGCGACGCCGGGAGGTCATGAGATAATGCCGAGGTTTTTCCTTGCAATCGTGCTTTTGAATTGGAACATCGGCTTTGAAATTCATTTAGTCAACGGAATGAGGTTGGTCAGATTGACCTTTCTTCCACTCACATTATTTATCAGAATAGGAGAGCCACAGAAATGATTGAATTCACGATTTACGGAGAACCAGTTGCGCAAGGTCGTCCCCGTGCGACGACTATAAACGGAATGGTGCGGATGTATGACCCTAAGAAATCAAGAGATTTCAAGCAGTATGTGAAATTAGCCGCTTCTGATCATCGCCCTCCTAATCTATTCAAAGGACCGTTGGAGTTAGAAGTAAAGGTTTATAAATCGACTCTTAAGAGTTTTAGCAAGAAAAAGGCCGCTGCAGCTGAAAGAGGGGAGCTCCGGCCCAGCAAAAAGCCGGACGTTGATAACTATATCAAGGGTATCAAGGACGGCCTTAACAAAGTGCTATGGCAAGATGACAGCCAAATTGTTGATTTGCACGTCAGTAAGTTTTATAGCGAGAAACCAAGAATTGAAATTAAAGTCACCCCATTATCCCAGGAGGAGGAACAATTATGTCTTTCATTGATTTCAAAGCAATCGTAAAAAAGGTGAATATGAAACCGAAGGGCTTAACGGAAATTACCTTGGAGGTTAATAGCGCGGATTTAGACGGGAAGATTCAACACCTTTCTGAAATGATTGATCAAAAAGTGGAATCCCAACTGGAATCGACACTCATCAATTATAACGTTGAAATCAATCCTAACACGAACAAACCCACAACCAGCTATAAGGTTGATCAGCATGGAGTAGTATCAGAGGTTGAGCCGCAGCCCGAACAACTTGAGGCTGAGCTTGGGTTGCCTAAAGAAAACATTCCAACCAAAAAAGAAAAACGACAGATTGAACGAGCCATTATAGAGGAGTTTATCACCAGCGGAATGGCGCCTAATTTCGAGGAATTTCCGAGCGACTTTCCTAATTTCGTAAAGCGCAAAATTGAAGGTGAATCCTATAGCAAATTGGCGTCTGAACTTAAAATATCTTCAGGCAAAATTGTTGATCTAATGGATCAATATTTCGCGAAAGTGGCGCCGCTTGCAGATACATGGTGGGACTGGAAGCAAGACCAGGACGCAGAAGCGGAGCCGCTGTTCAAACAAGAAAACGAAACACCGGCTGAAGAAGACTTTTCTACTGGGAACGACAATCAGGATGACCAGGAAGATGAGGAACACGGAGCTGCCTGACCAAACGTTGTATAAAGGATGGACAAGCCGTCCTCCTCTATGACTTTGAAATTAGAAATAAAAAAGCCGAAGCAGTTTGCCCCGGTACGTATGTAAATCCCAACAAATTTATTATACAGGGGGGCGTCCTGCTTGGCTAGAGGAAAAGAAGTAGACGTTAATTCAGATCTAACTTTTACAGAGCAAGTTGAAAAAGGAAAAGTGACTCTCCTTGTGCTTGATGGACATAGCGGCAAGGTGAAAAAATATCAAGCTGTGGAACATGGTTCTACTGTTGTTGAAACAACAAAAGGTAAGATTTTCAGAGTCAGATTTGATGATTACGAACTTTTTTAAAATGGAGTGATCAAGATTGAGAAAAATAATTATGCCATAGGTGTTTGTCGGAATAACGACGATTGGACTCTTTGCATCAACAGTAACAGCCGAGGCTGCATGGTCCGTCTGGCAAACTAGAAATGGGTATACAGTGCGAGTGTGCGAGTGTATACTGATGCCAGCACTTACAGCGCAAGAGCTTCAACGGCTGACTGGAAGATTGAAAAGAAAGGCAGCTCAAAGTTTCATTACACAGCCCATATTTATAAATGGACGAACACCGGTTTATACAGTGGAGGGAGTATGGTGTCTGTGAGGAGAAAGTTAGGCAGTGGCACGTATATCGTCAGGGTGTTCTGTTATAAGGATTCTAAAAAGAAAAAGCAGATCGGAAGTTTCGACTCTGAAAAAATTCGAATTATGGAAGGAATTTAAATGAGGAGAGGCTTCATTCCCTCTCTGCCCAGAGGGAATGAAATGAAGTCAATAAAATCAATCTTCGTTAATTTAAATACCTATTGTTGGCAAACCATGCCACCGACCGGAATTTAAAGATCGAGCTACGTTCTTTGGATTGATTAGGGGCTTTTGTTGTTAACTTTGACACTAAAGCGGAGTTGCATATTCATTCAAATGATGATTTGAACTGATATTGATCAAGTGTAGAAAATATTGACTTAAATTCCATGCAATATATAATTATATGTATATGAAGTTATGTGTATAAAATATTAAATAAGGCGGAGTAGAATGAAAGATTCTTTTAAAGAGTTTTATTTTGAAAAAGATGATGAGAACATTTGGGTAAATTCAATAATCGTATTAGATACTAATGTTCTTTTAAATCTTTATCGGTATTCAAGAGATACAACTAATCAGATATTGACTTTACTTGAGAAATATGAACATCAACTTTGGATGCCACATCAAGTGGCTTTGGAATATCATTACAACAGGAAAAAAGTAATAACAGAACAAAAAGATTCATATCAAAAAGTATGTGATTCTTTTGAAAAAATATTTGATAAAATAAGGAACATTCTTAACGAAGATCTAAAGGATTTCAAAAAAAGACATAAAGAAGATATAGAATTGTTTATTTCAAATTTAAGAAATGTAAGTGAGAAACAAGTTGGAGAATTGAAAGAGAACATAAAACACGAACCCGATTTGTTAAGAAATGATTTTATCAAAGATAAAATTACAAAGTTATATGATAACCGAGTAGGTAATCCCTTCAGTAAAGAAAAAATCTTAGAGCTGGAAAAAGAAGCAGATAAACGTTTTATAAATGATATACCTCCAGGATATAAGGATTTTAAAAAGAAATCTGGAATCAAGTACTTTAATGAACTTATGTTACAAGATAAATACGGAGATTTTATATTATGGAAGCAAGTAATAGACTATGCAAAGGAAAAAAATGCAAACGTTATTTTTCTAACTGATGAGCAGAAAGAAGATTGGTGGTATAAATTAAAAGGGCAAATAATAGGACCAAGAATAGAGTTGCTGAATGAATTTTATTTTAACACAGGGAAGCAATTTTATATGTTTAGTTCCATTGGTTTTATTGAAAGAAATGAAGATATAGTGGATAAAAATGCAGCATCTGAAGTCAAAGAAATTAGTACTTACTACAATTTTTATCAATCAGATTTTGAGCGCGATTTGGCTATGAAAAATAGAGATGAATTAACTAAAATTCATATTTCATTTGTAACAAGAGATGACTTACCTGAAGAGGATATGGTAGATTTATTTGATGAGTTTTTTCATCGAAAAATGACCAGACTTGAACCTTTAGAGTACGATAAATCAATTACATTCTTATATTGCAAGGTAGTATTAGAGGTCAATGATGAGTTTGACAATGATGATAGGCTGAATATTAAAGAAGAATTAATTGATTTCTTTGATGCTTATGATATTGAGTTATTACAGACAGATGTGACATTTCTCAATTAAATTATCGTCCAAGACGGAGAGCCTGCGGACACCAAATCGACGTTTATAGCGTTTATTTGGTGTCTGTTTTGTTTTTAGGGGGGATTTAGCGTGTCAGCTACACAATTGACTTTTTTGCCGCCTATAGATGAAAAAGAAGTCAGAAATATGATTATAAGTGAGCTGAAAAGATATAAGGCTTTAAAGGTTCAGCTTGAAAACCGGAAAGAACGGGAAGCAGCCGGGATGAATAACCTTTTCCCGCAGCTCAGAGACCAGCACTCTTTAAATGAATTGAAAGTTTGTCAGATGGACAGGGCACTTAAACAAAGCCTTGATGATGAGGAATTAAAGATTATAAAGGCCAAGTATCTCTCTCCCCAAAAAATAAAGGACATTGAGATTTATATGGAGATGGGGCTGAAAAAGGACAAATACTATCAGGTCAAACGGCGGGCCATCTATAATTTGGCGACAGCTCTTGGGATTATCTGAGGGCTGTAACAAAAAAGCAGACTCTCCTGAGTCCGCTATTTTTAAACCAAAGTGCACACTTTCAATAACTTGCTGTTAATCCCGTTGCCATTAAAATTTTCTTCTCAATAAGATCCCTTTTTAGATGGATATTGGTTTTTCAGTGATTTGAATAGGTTTGTTTGAAAAGGCTGTATCTTGTGTTAAGGGAGCGGCCAGCAATAAAGCTGAAACAGTAAGCAGACTGAACAGAATGGTTTTTTTCTTCACAATAACGCCTCCGATATTTTGATGATTTTGTCTTTCGCAAAATGACTGTGTTCAAAGTAATATGCGGCTTTTTCATAGTCAGCCTCACTCTTATAGTATTCAGCGATTTCCATTGTGAGATCGGCGATTTCTGTCCAAAGCTCCATTTCTTCGAGAATTGCGATATTTTTTCTTACCTCTTGGTCATTTTGCTCCGCATACAAAGCGTATACAATATTTAATTTCGCCAGATACTCTTGTTCTCCTTCATCTGTCGCTCTTTTCAATGCCTTTTCATACCATGATAAGGCAACATCGCAAGCTCCCAATTGAAACAGAACTTTGCTCAACATGTAAGTTGAACGGACGGCGGCAAACGATTCTAAATGTTCAGGGATGCTTAATGCTTGTTTGAAGCAATTTGAAGATTCGATGAACATTTTCTGACGTTCAAAACAGACCCCAAGGTTAAAAAGAGCGAAACTTTCGGTGAGTCGGAAGCCGTTTTCTTCCGCGATACGTTTTGCATTTTCGTAGTGTTTTTGTGCCTCCCCATAAAGCAAAAGATCGAGCTTATTTGAACCTAACATGATTTCACAGTTGATCGTTTTTTCTTTATAGCTTTCATGCGCTTTAAATGTGTCATAAGCAATTTTAGCATGGGTAATCGAGAATACTTCCTGATTGATTTGAAAATATGCTTTTGACAGGTAGTAATGAAATTCGGCTTTTTCAATTTCGTCAGGTATTTTTTTTAAGCGCTCTTCAGCAATTTTGTATATCATAATGGCTTTCGCATAACGCTTTTGATGGAATTCATACATGCCAGAGAAGAAATAAAAATAATATTGAATCATGTCATCAGTACTATTTTCTAAGGCTCTGGCTTTTACTTTATCCAGTAATGCTCCGGATTCGTCATAATCCTCTGTCATTAGCTTATAGCGTGAATCAATTAGGTTGAAGTATAGTAACACGGTTTGATTCTCTGCCATGTTCGGCAACGTGTTTTCGATTTCTTCCCTCATGGCTGCGGCTTTGGAAAAGTCATGCTGTTTGATGGCTTTATACCAGTCGTTTATGGCTTGGCCGACTTCCTCGAATGCTATCGTACTCAAACCTATCATCCTTTCTATTTATTCGTTTTAAATATTCAAAAAATTTAACTTATTCATTTCCTTTTTCTGCATATGTTTCATTTTACATAAAGGATCATTTTTTGACAATGATTTTCCTTTTTTGGCATTTGAAAATAACAAGTCGAACATGTTAGGGTATAAGGCCTACTCAATAAGATTCATTTTCATGGATTGACAGGATTTATTCACCAATTCCTTTCTATAAAGTGGTAAAATATTTCGAGGTATGTCACTTTAGTATTAGAGGAGAATGCTATGAAAACTCTTGATGTTCAGGCGTTGCACAAAGCCATTGATCAAACGCTGGAACAATTAAAACATCAATCAGACGAAATCGCCAAAGTCAAAAAAAGTGTTAAGGGCATTACATCACTTGATGATGCTTTAAAAGGAAAAGGCGGCGACGCGATCCGCGCCTTTTACGAGGAGTGCCACACCCCTTTTTTGCGGTTCTATGATACTTTCATAGAGGAATATCGTTCCACGCTGAAGAAATTGAAAAGCTCGCTGAATTCTCTTGAACCAAACCACAACGGATTTATTTCGCAAACCTTTCTCGAACACGAGCTGGAACAAGGGGTGAATGCGGCCGACCGCACAACGAAGCGTTTGGTATCTAAAACAAATGCCACGATCGCAAAAGTCAGCCACATTGTCGATTTGCCTGATTTGAATGACAGCGATTTTCACGAACAGAACAGGAAAGCATTAAAGGAAATCAATCAGACAATTGAAAAGCTGCACACTTTTGACCGCGAACAGACAAGCGCTCTTAAAACTGCTGAACAAGACCTTGAAACGATGCAAAAATACATCACAGAGCTTGAGAAAATGTACACAGGCCCCAAAATCGAGATTACAAGCTATAAAAAAGGCTCAATTTTAAAACCGGATGAGAATACAAACATTAACGGTCCGGTCGGCGGTTTAAAGGGAGAGTTAGAAAATGCTGAGCCTTCGCCGATGGAAATCATGCTAAAAAAATTGTCCGATCAAGAAGAATCTGAAGTCGATTCACTTACCAAAGCAGATCATTTTAAAAAGATTGATACAGGTATTCGCATCATCAAAGGCAAAGTATATAATATGAAGGGATACAAAAAGCTCGGTTCTGTGGATGTCACCGATGAAATCGGTACAGGCAAGGACTTCGTCGGCGGTTCGTACATGCTTTATTCAAACGGTCAAATTGTCCGAAAATACATATCCGGCGGTGAAGTGAAATACGAACTTGTCAGTCGTATACCGGAAAGCAGAGTGAAGAAAAGCGACATTGAAAAAGCTCTTGATTGGGCTAAAGACACAGTTGGAGAATTGTCCGGTGGTTATGATGGTTATAGAGCGATAACAGGTGTTGACCCTGTGACTGGTGAAAAACTATCCGTCACTGACCGTATCCTGTCCGGTGTTTCTGTCATACCCGCTACTAAAGTAGTCAAGGTAGGAAAATATGTTTTCAAAGCGAATAAAGGTGCGAAGACGGCGAAAAGGGTTTCGAATGCCGAGAGAAGTGCTAATGCTACGCCTAATCTTAACAGAAAAGAAGCTCTCAATCAGGCAAAAGATTTAGCTGGAGTCCCAAGGTCACAACAACCTACACGTCAATGGCAGGTTGGCGATGATGTAACTAAGAAGGGTGTAGACTATAAAAACTATGAATATAGTTCAAATCCAACCCATCATGGACGTTACTATGAATACGATACACCAAACGGGAAAATGGTCGTTGCTGAACACACAAATGACGGAAAATTGCATGCACATGCAGGGAAGCCAAATGAAAAAGAGAATCCATTTAATTATGACTTTAAGAAGAAAAGATATTCTAATATTTATGGTTCTAATGGAGACCATCATATTTATTACAATAAGTAATGAGGGATTATAATGACACATCGGCAAAAAAACATTCAAGAAAAAATAGCATTTATGAAAGCAAAAAAAGTTTTAGAACAATTCTCTAATTTAGTGTTTATAGAGTTTGAAAGTTCTAAATCTCAGTGGTTACAAGTATTTGAAACTCCTTTGGAACAATTTAGTTTAATCGATTCTAAGCCAACTTATTCTAAACCAATTGGAGACGATAATGAAGCTTATATCTCTTGGTTTATAAACTCACTAAATTTTTTAGAAGAAAAAAAAGAGTGGTTAATACTTGTTCCGAATTGTCCTCTTCCAATTTGGGCAAATGTTCAAGTTCTTGACTTCACTTTGGCAATTGGAGAGCTTTGGCAAACTTCAGAATCTCGAAATTTCATTATAGCTGACAAGTCGACAGGGATTATTGCACAAATATTTTCAGAAGAAAAGAGTTACGAAATTCATATTGCCAAATGTGACATTAATGATATACACAACGAGAAAAACAACAAAATTAAATAAAACATTTGTAACCTTGAAATGCTTTTGCCTTTCAAGGTTTTTTTATACTTCAAATTCGATAAAAATCCGACAAAAAGGGGGATAAATTGGGGGACTTTTTTTATTTCATTTTGTCATACGATAGAGACAAGAAAACGAACGTGAATACATTAGTCCAAGACGGAGAGCCTGCGGACACTAATCTTTTGCACATGATGTTGTGCAGGTGATTGGTGGCCGCTTTTTTAATGGCCAGAATGGGAGACGCACCTTTCCCTTATCAAGTGTGAACTCGGATGTATCGAATGATGATGAAGGTCATCAGCTTTTCAGGAGGAGCGGCTGGAGTCTATGCAGTATTGCGCGCGATAGTCACGGGGAACGCAAGCGGTGAGATCCCGTTTAAACAGGAAGTCATTTTCTTCACATGGCTCCTTGAAATCTTAGCGTCCTCCTGGAGATTTGCTGGAGCCATTTCAATAAAAAAAGCGAATAGCGCAAGGTGGTGTTTATTCGGTAAGGAGAAATGAGTATGAAATTAAGAGATTTTTTGTCTGTTGATGATAAAAAGAAACTGAATGCTTGCGCTGCTAAAAATGAGCAGCTTTCCAGAAAAGACTGGGAAGAGATTATGGGGATTCAGAAGGACACATACAGAAAGGTAAATGGCCGGATTAGGCGGAAAATTTGATTTTAATGTTGTGTTAGTAACTGATGACTTTTATTCGACAAGTTTTGCAAAGGGTTCTATTAGAAAATCAATTGTCCGATAATAATGGTGGGAGGGAATAACATGAATCTAGAAAAAGCAAAACAAACTGTAAAGGAATTAAACAATTTTATTAAGCTTACAGAAGAGTGTGATGCAGATACATTTGAAAAGAAAGTCATTAAAGAGTATGCTATCCACGGAAATGTAAGTAAAGTAGCGAAAGTTTTTAATGATCAAGGGATTAAAATTGGAAATAGGAAAGTAATCTCTAACGATATTTCTCAGGTTATTATGTCTAAACCCCACCTAAATGAATTACATGTGATTGTTCAAAAAATATTTACTCGTAATAAAAAAAGAATGCCATATTAATCAAGGTCAAAAAGTTATTTTTTATAGAGAGGAGAGATATCCAATATTGGGTATCTCATTTTTGTTTGCGTAAACAAGGTTATGATAGCTAATTTGCCTTCTTTATGGGGGACATCTCCTATTCGGAACAGAAAATAATACTCATTTTAAAAACAAACTCAAACTCAATTCAGGTTGCGGAGGTGGGTGAAATGTAATGGCGAGACCGCGTGATCCAAGACGTGACGAAGCGTTCCGTTTATGGAAAGAAAGCAGCGGAACCAAGAAGTTAAAAGACATCGCGGATGAATTGGGCGTCTCAAGCAGCACCGTCCGCAAGTGGAAAGCAACAGATAAATGGGAAGAAAAATTCAAAGGGAGCGCTCCTAAATCGAATGGGAGCGCTTCTTTTCGTCCTGGCGCTCCAAAAGGGAACAAAAACGCCAAAGGAAACAAGGGCGGAAAGGCACCACCTGGAAACGAAAATGCAAAAGGGAATAGGGGCGGTGCCGCGCCAAAAGGGAATAAAAATTCCGTTCGTACCGGCGAATATGAAACGATCATGTGGGATTTTTTAAATGAGGATGAGCGGCAGCTGTTCGGAGAAATCGAAACGGACCCGCTCTTTCAAATTGATTTAACGATCAGGGAGTTGAGCCTTCGGGAGCGGAGAATGATGCAGCGGATCAGCCGGATAGAAAACGGTCTATCTGAAAAACAGCGCCGCGTGCTGCAACAAATGCGTAAGGTAAAGGATATCGTCCAGACGCCGGATAAAAACGGACTTGTTAAGCCAGTCCCGGTCATGAATGAGCGTCTTGTTGTGACTGAAATCGAAGAAACCGAAATGAGGGCGATTGATGACATCTTGAACATTGAAGAGGCGCTCACTCGTGTAACGGATAAGCGGCTGAAAGCCATTCGTCAGAAATACGATATGATTTGCTTAATGGATGAGCATGAATTGAAGCTCCGCGGCATCTATCTTTCAAACGAGACGAAACAGGCAGAGCTTGAACGCTTGACTGCCCGCCCTGTGGACAATTCTGTGAATATCACAATAACTCGTAAGGGTGACGGCAAATGACGGTAAAAGAAGTCAATCCGCATTTCGAAGACTTTCTTTTTGACTGGAATCAAAAATTTCAGCTGCTCGTCGGCGGTTACGGATCATCCAAAAGCTATCACATTGCTCTCAAGCTCATTTTGAAGCTTCTTGAAGAAAAACGAACAGTATTAGTCATTCGTGAAGTGTATGACACTCACCGGGATTCTACATTCTCTCTTTTTGAAGAGATCATCAATGATTTAGAGATTGATCATATCGTGAGGTGTATGACATCCCCAATGCAGGTCAGGTTTCCAAATGGCAGCCGGATCATCTTCAAGGGGCTGGATAAGCCGGCTAAACTGAAATCGATCAATAACATTTCGATCATTTGGATTGAGGAATGTTCAGAGGTCAAATATGAAGGCTTTAAAGAGCTTCTCGGCCGTCTACGGCATCCTACGCTACCGCTTCATATGATTTTTTCCACGAATCCGGTCGGGGAAGACAACTGGACGTATAAGCATTTCTTTAAAGACGATCTGAACAATCGATTTGTCCTGGATGATAGAGAACTGTATGAAAAGCGAACGATCGTTTTAAATGACACATACTATCATCATTCCACGGCGGACGATAATTTGTTTCTGCCAGAAAGCTATGTAAGGCAACTGGATGAACTGAAAGAATACGATCCAGACCTTTACCGCATCGCCCGGAAAGGTCATTTTGGTGTGAATGGGGTTCGGGTTTTTCCTCAGTTTGAAGAGTGGCCACACGATGAAGTGATGCAGGCCATCTCGAACATTGACCGTCCCATCAAGCGGGTAGGAATGGACTTTGGTTTTGAGGAATCCTATAACGCAGTTGTCCGGCTTGCGGTGGACCATAAGAAAAAATATCTTTATGTCTACTGGGAGTATTACAAGCGAGGAATGACGGATGATCGAACAGCAGAGGAACTCCAAGAATTCAAGAAAACCCAGGAGCTTATCAAAGCTGATTCAGCGGAGCCTAAAACGATTCAGTATTTCCGGCAGCAGGGTTTCAATATGGTGGGAGCACATAAGTATCAAGGTTCGCGCCTACAGTATACGAAAAAGATCAAGCGGTTTAAAAAGATCATTTGTTCCAACCAATGCAGGAACACCATTTTTGAACTCAAACCACTGACCTATAAAAAGGACAAGCTGGGAAACATCATTGAAGATGAATTCAAGATCGATCCCCACACTCTTTCAGCCATCTGGTACGCCCTAGATGATTACGAGGTCACCGATCTGAAGGAGAAACCAAAAATCCGGCCGCGGCCAAATAGAGAGAGGAGGTAAAGCATGGCTCAACAATCTGTGAAAGCCACCGTGTTCAAAGCGAATACATCGAGCGAAACGACTAAACAGATTTATGAAGATCAGTTCACCTATCAAGAAAATGACATCATTGCGCCGCCTTACAATTTGAAGGAACTGAAAAGCATCGCAGAATATTCGACGATTCTGCAGCAATGCATTCATGCCTATAAGACAAATATTCTCGGCTTTGGCTTTGATGTGGAATACACCTTTGATATCAATGGGGATGATATACAGTCTGAAAAAAAGCAGGCTGCGGAAAATGACTGGACACGGCTTGAGGAATTTATCCGCTACCTTCATTTTGACGAATCGGCCGAAATTGTTGTCGGGTATGCTATAGAAGACCGGGAGAAAACCGGAAACGGATTTCTAGAAGTCCTCCGCAACGGGGCCGGGAAACCAGCGGGAGTTGAATATCTGGACGTTAAAAACATGAGGGTGTGCCACTATACGGAGCCTATCGAAGTAGAATTCACATTTCGGGAGCACAATGAAATCAAAACGATGAAGCGGAAGAAAAGATTCCGGAAGTACGTTCAGATGGTTGATGGAAAACAGGTCTTCTTCAAGGAATACGGGGATCCGCGAATTATGAATTTGCGGACTGGCAAATATGAAGCCAACACTCCAGAGGAGCTTCAAGCTAACGAAGTCATTCACTTCAAGCTCGGCAGCGGTGCTTATGGCGTTCCCCGTTGGATTGGGCATATCGTAAATCTATACGGGGCCAGAAAAGCGGAGGAACTGAACTACATGTACTTTAAGCAAGGGCGCCATATCCCGGCAGCCATAACGGTGGAAAACGGGATGCTTTCTGAATCCTCTTATCAACAGCTTCAGGAGTACATGAATGACCTTGAAGGAACAGAAAACGCTCATAAATTCCTCCTGCTTGAAGTAGAGGGAATACCAACTGAAAAGGGCATTACGGGGGAAGAGGATGTTTCCTCGGTCAAAGTTGATATTAAGTCCCTGGGTGAAATTCTGCAGCAAGACGCCCTATTCCTTGAATATGACGAGAAAAGCAGAAGTAAGCTGCGTTCTGCCTTCCGTCTGCCACCGCTTTATACAGGGGAAGCACACGAGTATAACAAGGCGACCGCGGACACCGCTCGAAAAATCACAGAAGAACAAGTCTTTCAGCCAGAAAGGAAGATCATAACCGGCAAACTGAATAATTTGTTTCTGTCTGATTTGAATATTTATCATGCTCAGCTTACTTTAAAAGGTCCAGACTTCCGTGATCCGATGGAGATTGCCAAAGTATTGGGGCCTTTTATTAATGCCGGCGCTGTATCACCCAACGATCTCCGGGATCTGGCTGGCCGTGTGCTTGGGAAAACACTTGAAGAATGGCCGGAGGATGAATACAGCCGGCCGCTTGGGAAAGCTCAAAACAATTCTTCTGATCCGCTGCAGGCTCTTTTTCAAAAATCGAAAGACAATCGGTCAGAGGATTTGATTATGCTGCTGAAGGATATGAGGGATGTTCTCGAGGAGCTGAAGCAAAATGAATAAGACCGATCAGCTTTTAAACAGTCTGAACGTCTTTATTCGAAAGGCCGAGGAGGATGATGAAAAATCACTCGTGGAGGTTATACCTGATTTCCCCGGCCTTTCTAAAATACCCGGTTATGTCCAGGAATATGAAAAAAAGGTCGCCAGATTCCTCAGACGCCAGCGTAAGAAGTTTTTAAATGGTCTGAATGATTTTGTAAGCAAAGACTCAAAAGAAACGTTAGAAGCCATTCTGGTGTATTTTACGCAGAATCTATTTGCGGGGGACGACTTCGAGGAGCAATTTCGGGAGCTGACAGAAGGTTTCCTACAGCAGACCATTGAGGAGCTGGCTTCTGTCATTATGGATTCATTGGATCCGGAAGTCCCGTTTAAAGCTATTTCCAGTCGCTCGACTAAATGGATCAAAAGCTGGTCTGAGGAACTGGCCGAGATCATGAAATTGAATACCCATGAGGCGGTAGAAAACATACTGACAGAAGCCATTGAGAACGGTTCTTCCATTCAGGACATTGAATTGGCTCTCCGTGACCTGCCGCAGTTTGATCGATCTCGGGCTCGAACTACGGCCATAACTGAAGTGCTTGCCGCTTCCTCTGCTGCACAGCAGGAGGCCTATACTCAATCGCCGGCTGTCATCGCGAAAAAGTGGAGGCACAGCGGAGGAAAGAAAAACAATCCTCGTGAAAATCACATGGCTCTCGATGGAACAGTCATTGGTGTCAATGAAGAATTTACGATTCCAGGTAGTGGGGAAACCTGTATGCATCCAAGAGACTCAAAACTATCAGCAAAAGAGCGGGTGAATTGTCATTGTGTATTAAGCCCGGTTGTTGATGATAGTATATTAAACCTAAATATTTTTTATAAAGAAAGTATTAGAAATCAAGTGCTTATTGACCTAAATAAAATGGATTTCAAAAGAAAGGATAAAATTTCTAAGGGGATTATTGTATAATAAGGCATAAAGAGTTTCATTTCATATGAGGTGGTTCGAAATATATTGTTTCGAAATCACAAAATGAAATGAATCCTGACCATTAACTAGGAGAGTGTGTATTATGCCGGATGGGTTTACCTTAAGACATGCGATAAGAAAATCATCTGCCCCAGAGCTAAGTGGACTTGTTGAACGTTACAGACCTGATCAAAGAATTAATCCTAGAGAAAACAGAATAGAATTAGTTGAGGATTTAGCTAGACGTATTCCTGAAGAAGACATTGAAGAAATTGTTTTTAATAAATTTGGTGTCCCAAAAAGGCGTTATATTGCCCATATTGGAATTATAAATTTTAATTTAATTGATGAAGACGAGCTTAGGACAAATATCAATGATTTTAATATTTCTAAAGATTTCAATAGAGAGCTTCCTGAATATGAACCACAAATTAAACAACAATTAGAGCTGGTAAGATATAATGATCAGGAGATTGTAGTTTATTTTAGAAGAATCGTAAAAAAGCCAGAGTATGATTTTGAAGAGATGAACTCTAAAGTAATTAGGTATCCTAAAAGTGTGCGAATTTTAATAAAGCGTGAGTTAGGGATTGTTACTATTTTTACGGGAGATAGAGATTTATTTAATGAAGCATTAACTGCATTAACTCTTGTTTTCGATCATGCAGTGAGACCTCTTGATTCAAACCAAACTGGAATTACAGATGCTCTAAGAGGAAGCTTTTCAGCACGAACAGTTAAATTTTTAGATTATATTTATCACGGTTTATCTCAGGTGGGTACTGTTGGAACCATATATCAAATTGAATTAGAAACAATACAAGGCAGTAGAGAACCCCAACAAGTCACGGTAAAGGGAGGTAGTGACCTGATCGATGATCGGTCAATATGTGAATATCTTTTTTGGCACGGAAGAGATTTAGTTGGGATCAAAATGAATCTCCTTATGACTTACGGAGAAAATGAACATAGAGTTTCAGTCCAAATTGGAATAAGGAATGGAAAAACTAAAGTAGGCATTAAAAAAGAAAATTATTCAATGGAAAAAGTAAGGCATTTTTATGAAAGAATTGAAAGAAACATTGTCGACAACATAACCCAATATGGGTTAATCAATGAAGAACTAACTCATAATTTATTGGAAACAATTAGAGCTAGAGCACCTAGAGAAGCTTTAGAATAGTAATCAAAATTAAGAGGGTGTATAAAGTGGGTATCAAATATGGAGAATTTGATTTGTTAGAAGAGGCCGTCAATAACATGATCAACACCAATGCTCTCCTTATCCTTTTAAATGAAAAAGGGTTTATTACGGGGGATGAATTTACAAAAGCGAAAAAAGAAGCAATTGAAGATTTTAAATTGGATTTCCCAACACTATTTAAAATAGAGAATATTTAAGTAAGATGTTTGAATCAGTAAAGTCTTTTTTCGCTAATCCTATAACAGTTTCCATCTTAACTAGCTCGATTGTGACCATTATAATCGAAACAGTCTCAAAAAACTTAATTTCTAATTCTTTCAAAAAAAGGTTAGAAAAATATAAAGATGCTCTTAGTCAACATGCTGAAAATAGAAGGTTTGATATAGAGAGAAAAATGCATGATTTTAGTTTGTACTCTACTAAAAGACATGAACTATACCCAGAAATTTTCAAGCGTATTTTTTCTATAAATAAAAATTTGAATACCTATGAGCAAAAATCTTATCTTAGCAAAGAAATAATAAAGAAACCATCTGATATCTTTGATTACTATGAGTCAATTGGGGTTAATATTTCTGAAGAGGTAGCAACAAAAATTGACGAGAAATGTAATGAGAAATGGTCTCTTGATCAAGATTATTGCTTACAACAGGTAAGTAGAATAATAAAGAATGAACTAGCTGTAAGTTTAAGAAAGGATGTAGAGGAAGCTTTTGATTTTTTTTCACATAATATACTTTTCCTTTCTGAACCAATCTCTAACCTAATTGACAAGCTGTTAGAAAAATTTGCTCATGAGTTTGATAGGAGAGAGTCAGATAGTCGTCTTGAGGCCATTGACACCGTAGTAATAGATAATGATATTAGAGAATTGAAAAAATTAATGGTATCTGAGCTAAAAAGAGGAGATTATGAAAAAACGGATTTGAATCATGATGACAACAGAAGTTTTTGGACCAAGATTGTACATAATTTTAGAAGAAGGAGATGAGATTTTTCTTTATGAAAGGGGGTGAACAATATGCCAAGAGAATTGGTAAACGCAATAATCACACATGTTTCTTACGTTGACAAGGCTGCTAATCAAAAGCGGTTCTTTTTTATGAAATCAGAAAAACAGCCTGATTTTCAGAAGGAAATCAAAGTCCTGACAAAAGCGGAGGATGAAAAAAAGCTTGTATACGGAATCGTATATGAACCAGATACGCCCGACGCGCACGGGGACTTCATGACAGCTGCAGAAATTGAGAAAGCTGCCCACGGATTTCTGAAGGATGCCCGGGAGATTGATAAGCAACATGATTTTCAAGGCGGTGTCGGTGAAGTGGTGGAATCCTATGTCGCGCCGGGGGACTTTGAGGTCAATGGTGAAACCATAAAAAAGGGATCTTGGGTGCTTGTCACAAAAGCTTCGGATGAGGTCTGGGAACAGATCAAAAAAGGCGATATTACCGGTTATTCAATGGCCGGGACCGCCGAGAAAATCGAAAAACAAAAAGAAAAGCCTTTTTCTCTTTCTGGCAATGAAGAGAAAGGGCTTTTTAATTTGCTGAAAAACTTCTTTCTAGGCAAAAACGAAGAACAAGAAGCCTCTATCGAAAAAGCTGGCCGCAAGTTTTCAGCATCCAATCTGAAGGAAATCAAAAATGCTCATGCCGCTCTCGGAAAATTACTGAGTCAGGCAGAGGACGATGAGGAGGAAGACGAGTTGAAAAAAGAAGATATTGAGAAATTGCTTGATGACAAATTAAACCCGATCACCAAGCGACTTGATGAAATAGAAAAGGAAGCGGAATCTGCAGAGGGGGACGGGCAGGAGGAAGAGCAAGAACAGTCCCTTGTTAAACAAATGGATGAGCTGCTTGAACAAAAGCTCTCACCTATTCAAGAACGCTTAGAAGCTGTTGAAAAGAGCCGCGGAATTTCAAAACAAGCTGGATCTGATCAGGAGTCAGACCACGAAGAAATCAAAAAGTCCGTTTGGGACGGCTTACTTTAAAGGAGGAATACGATGAGAAACCAGGAGATTATCAACAAGGCAGAAATGACGCTCGCATCACTGAAAAGCGGCGGGATGATGAATCCTACTCAGGCAAATACATTTATTCGTATGGTTCAAGATACGCCAACAATATTAAATGATGCCCGCGTCATTCCGATGGACCATGATACACAGAAATTTGAGAAGATCGGTTTTGGCCAGCGTATTCTCAGGGCAGCGGAGGAAGGAAAGTCGCTTTCTTCTGATGAAAGGGCTGTTCCAACTACAAGCACAATCAGCCTTAACACAAAAGAAGTTATCGCGGAAGCCCACATTACGTATGACACACTTGAAAACAACATCGAAAAAGATGGGCTGCAAAAAACGATTATGCAAATGCTGGCCGAGCGTGCAGCAGTGGATATCGAGGAATTGATCATTAACGGTGATTCAAAATCAGATGATTCATTCCTTGCACAAATTGATGGAATCCGTAAGCAGGCCCAATCTCACATTGTAGATGCTGCAGGCGAGGAATTGACACGGCAAATTTTCAAACGGGGTTATAAGGCTGTACCGCCTAAATATTTGCGCGTGCCGCAAGAATTCCGTTTCTATACTTCACCAGGCATTGAAGTGGAATGGAAGGATAAAGTGGCTGATCGTCAAACCAACTTAGGGGATGCTGCTGTTCAAGGCGGGCTTTCGTCTGCTTTTGGTGTGCCGATCAAGGGAATTGCAAACATGCAGCCATATTCCACTGGCGAAGGAGAAAAAGCGATCGACGTATCAGACGTCATTTTGACTCATCCAAAAAACATCGTGCTCGGCTTCTCCCGTAATATCCGAATTGAAGTCGATAAAGATATCCGACGTCGAAAATTCATTATTGTTTTGACTGCAAAACTGGACAGTGTGTTTGAGGAAGAGGACGCGGTAGCCAAAATCATCAAGGTCAAAGAGTAGGTGAAGACGCATGGCAGATACCTATAAAGCGCAGCTGATCAAAGGGAAAACTTACGATGTTATGGACCATGTTTTTACCCTGGGAGCAGAGCGAGACGTCAAGAAATCGGTGTATCTTTATCTTAAAGACAATGAACAATTTGATTGCAAATTGATCAAAGAAAAAGAAGAGAAAGAAGACCCCGAGACTGATGGCAAGTCCAAGGATGGTGGCACAGAAGACAGCGGCGAATCGAAGGAAGAGGAAACGGCCGCTAAAACATCAGCGGCGTCACCTGCTTCAAAAACATACACAGAATCAGAATTGCGCGGCATGACGAAGGCAGGACAAGAGGCCATTATCTCTGATCTTGGTGGCGATCCAGCAGCATTCAAGAACGCAGATGAAAGGGTTGCCTTCATCCTGCAGAAACAAGGGGAGTGACGCGTCATGCTGATCACTCCTGACGAAGTGATTGCCTATTCTGTTTTCGATACGGTCAAGGCTCGGCCTGATGACCTGCTTCAGCATGACATTTTGGAGGCAGAAACCGAAATTCAAAGCATCGTCGGTCATGATTTCTCTGGTGAAAAATATCAGCCGCTGCCAGAAAAGGTCAAGCTGGCCTTATTAAAGCTGGCGCAATATTTCGCTTTGATTAATTCTGATGAATCTATCGTCAAGGGCTATAAATCTGAAAAAATCGGAGACTATTCCTATACGCTTGGAGATGGTCAGACCATTCAAAAGCCAGATATCGCAAATCTATTAAAAGATTTTGTTGAGGATCCAAATGTCCCACCTGATGGTAAAGGATCTGTTCTCCTTAGGGTGAGGGCATTATGAGCTACAGCCGGCTCTTAACACACCGCTGTGACATCTACCATCTAAAAGAGGAACAGCCAGCGGAATCCCGGTATGGTGTTCCGGTTCAGGATGGCCAGCCAGAATTCTCGTATCCCGATGAACCGGATATTTTAGATCAAGCTTGTTACTTTACGGAGAAAAATCAATCCGTTGTGCATCAGGAACCGAATACATTGATCGTTCACTCTTTTCTGGTTCATTTCCCAGCTTCAGCGGATATTCGACTCAATGACAAAGTGATTTGGGAAGGAACTTCTTATAAGCTGCAGAAGCCAAGAAAAATTAAAAATCATCACATCGAAGTGATGGCAGTCAGGAGTGACGATCTATGAGAATTGACGGCTTGGATGAATTTATTCAGGCTCTCGATGAAGCAATTGACGGAGGGCTTCAAAGCCAATATGAGCTTTGGCTTGAGGCGATGGGGTATGAGTTTTTGGATATTGTTCAAGATGAAATTATGAAAACTGAAACCGTCGAAACGCGCCGCCTGTTAAACTCCTTTGAGAAGGGTGACGCAGACAATATTTTCTCTACGACCGCTGGCAATCTGACATTGGATGTAGGGACCAATTTGGAATACGCTTCTTTTGTAAACGACGGGCACTTTACAATTGATCCATCAAAGAATCTCGACCGCCGGTGGGTTCCTGGGCGATGGAAAGGTGACCGCTTTGAATATGATCCCGCTGCGGAAACCGGAATGCTGCTGAAGTTTCAATGGATTGACGGATCCGGATTCTGGGACAATGCACTGGCGATCTTTGAGCGAATGTTTGAAAAAAGCTTAGACCGCAAGCTTCAAGAATGGCTGAATGAATTCTAAAGGTGGTGATGGCTTGAACGATGAAGTCGGGTCCATTATGAGCTTCTTTTATCGGGTGTTTCCCGTGCAAATATATGACCGGGAGATTCCTATTCAAATTAAAACCCCGTCTCTCTATTTCCCACCGCCTTCCGTAGCGGATGGGAATGACACCGTATCAACGTATATGAAAACGTACAGCCTCAATGTGAAGCTATTTCATAAGGATTCACAACAGGCCCACGATGAAGCTGAGAAGATCGCGGAGGCTGTACGGGAAAGGCGCAGCACGATTCCTCTTGTTGATACTGAAGGAACGGAGACAGGGGAATCTTTGCGTATCAATCGGATAGAATCACGAATATCTGATAAAGGGGTCGCTGTGCTGGTTGTTCAATGGAACAGCCGGTATTGGTACAAAAGAGATGAAAAGCCGTCTCTTCAAGATTTCGATTTTACAAGCGGGGTGAAATAAGTGGATACAAAGAAAGCAAAAAAAGAAGAGGTTCAGGGGCAAGAGAATGCCACGCGCCGCCCTGAATCTCTTTTTCATATTCAAGACTTACGGGAGCACAGTAAAGAGCTGTTCGGGGTTAAACCTGAAGTTCTGGATGGTGCTCTTTTTGGTTTAAGTCAGAAGCAAGTAACAAAAACAGAAGCGAAGAAACGCATTCGCGAATTTCTTCAGAAGGAGGCTAACTAAATGAATGGCGGAACATTTACGCCCGGCAAGGAGAAGGAACGTGCCGGCATTTATTTTAATTTTAAAACGACAGCCCAGGAACGTGTTTCTCTTGGTGAGCGTGGGATTGCGGCTGTACCTGTTAAAACAAGCTGGGGAGAAGCGAAAAAGTTCATTTCAATTTCAAGCATTGAGGACCTGAATAAGAAAGTCGGTTTGCCAATTGATGATGCAACCCTCCTACTTTTCAGAGAGGCTAAGAAAAAAGCACAGACGGTTCTCCTGTATCGCTTGAATGAAGGAAACAGGGCCACGGGTGATATTGGTGAAGGTGTAAAAGCTACGGCCAATTATGGCGGCACAAAGGGCAATGACATTATTATTCAAGTCAGCGAGAATGTCCTGGATTCTTCAAAATATGATGTCACTACATTCTTTAATCAGTCTGAAGTCGATAAACAAACGGTTTCTAAGGCAGAGGAACTCGAGTCAAACCAATATGTCACCTTCACTGGAAAAGGGGAACTGACCATTACAATTCCGCTTTCAGGGGCTGAAGGTGACAAGGAAGAAGGAAAATTAAACCCTTCTGCCGGAGTCCGGTTGTCTGGCGGTACAGACAAAAGTGTATCGAATGAAGACTATATGGACTTCTTGGAGGCAGCCGAAACAGAATACTTCGATACCATCGCATTACCGGTGAAAAATAGTGAGCAGCTGAAAGCCACATTCGTATCCTTTATTCAACGTTTACGCGATAAGCAGGGACGCAAGGTTCAAGGTGTTCTTTCCGGCTATAAAGGGGATTATGAAGGCATTATCAATGTGACAGAAGGCGTGCTGTTGGAAGACGGAACAGAAATTGCGCCGCATCAGGCCACAGCATGGGTTGCCGGGGCCAGTGCAGGAGCTTCTTTCAATCAATCCTTGACCTTTGTTGAATACGAAGGTGCGGTGGATGTCCTGAACCGCCTGGATGATGACACAGTCATTGAGAAGTTGAACAACGGGGAGTTCTTATTCACATTTGACGCTCGCGATAAATCTGTCAGCGTTGAAAAGGATATTAATTCTCTCACAACCTTTACCGCCGAGAAAAACAAGAAATTCTCAAAAAACAAAATCATCCGGGTTTTGGATGCCATCAATAACGATCTCACGCGGGAACTGAAGGCGCTCATTAAATCCAGAAAAGGAACCGGCAGTGACATCCCAGCTTCTGATGACGGTCTGCAGTATGTCAAAACGCTCATCATTCAATACCTGACGACACTTCAGGATGGAGACGGGATTATAGGATTTGATTCAGAGAACGATCTGACTATCAAGCTAAATGAGGACCGTGACGGATTCTTGATTGACCTGGCCGTTCAGCCGGTTGATGCAGCTGAAAAATTCTACTTCAATGTGGAGGTGAAGTAAGATGGCTTTTAAAGCTCAAAACACGATTTCAGGAAAAGAAGGCCGTCTGTTTTTGGATGGTGAAGAACTGGCCTTTATTAAAACATTTGAAGCAAACGTGGAGAAAAACAAAGCAGAGGTCAATGTCATAGGCCGCCGTATGACGGGGCATAAAACAACGGGGGCAAATGGAACAGGAACAGCCACGTTCTACAAAGTTACCTCCGGGTTTGTGCAGCTCATGCTGAACTATGTGAAAAAGGGAGAAGATCAATATTTCACATTGCAGGCCGTCCTAGATGACCAGTCCTCCGGCCGCGGAACAGAACGTGTCACACTGTTTGATGTGAATTTTGACTCCGCCAAAATCGCAGGTCTCGACGTGGACTCAGAAGCGCTTGAGGAGGAAGTGCCGTTTACTTTTGAAGATTTTGATCTTCCTGAGAAATTGAATGACACTTTTTAAAAGTATTGCAATTCAAGTGAGAGCTATGTATTATTTTTTGATTTTTGATGAAATGCATTACAATTTTTCTTCAATTTTTGTCTAGAATATTGCTAACCGACTGAAACCAAAGAAGGCCGGGATTGACAAAAAGTATACCTATTGACGTAACTAATTAATAATGATGTAATAATAATATTAGTGAAATGCATTACATTTTCATTAAACAAAAGTATTGCGAAGTTTGGTTTTTTCATCTCAATAAGATGTTTAAACTAATATTTTTAAATGCATTTCAAAAAAGACCGCAGGTGCTGCCACACCGTACGGTCAACAAATTTTGTTCTTTCTGTTTTTTTGGATCTTACTACGAGTTAGTAGGATCTTTTTTTGTCAACATCAATATGAGAGTGAACAATGAGATTAAGCAAGCGTTATTTGCGATCATTAAGCTTAACATCTCATATAGTGTTATTTTCATTTTGACACCTCCTTTTTGGTTATATGACTTATTATACAAGAGTCCAAGAAAAAAAGTAGACTCTTACTAAGTGCACGATGATTAGTTGTTACTTGAAGAATTATTTATGCGTTTTATCAAATTTGTTAGAAAGACAGTGCTCTTCAATTTTGTCGGATTGATTTTGAGAACCACAGACACTTTTTGAATTTTTACTTAAAGAGAACTTTTGGGGCGATTTTGTTTTCAAAAGTACGCTTTTAAGATAAAATATGCTATATTATAGTATAAGACTGTGAAATGACTACAACATGATTGAGGTATTACTTCTTTAGAAAACGCATATACTAAAAAAGACCCGACTGCGGCCAACAGTCGAGTCATTGTACACAAAGCGGGCCCGTCAAGGGGCTGGCTCCGAAGGTGAAAAATAAATGGACCTCCCTAAAAGTTTAGCGGCTCAAGGGAGGTCTACTTCTTTTTAATGTATGTCAACAATGCCAGGATAAACATCCCGAACATGAACATCAAAGATAAACTTTGAAACGTCGACATCATAGGCTTCACCCCCTTTCTCAGGGAGTGAGCCAGACCACCCTTGAGGGAGCCGAGCTTTATGTACAATGAATATTTTACCATAACACTCTCAAACACTGAGAGTGTTTTTTTATTGCCTAAAGACAAAATGAAAAGGAGCTAATAAACATGAGCGAAAAACAAAACGAAAAAGTATATGATCTTTCCTTCTTTATGCCAGGACAAACCGAAGAAGCGGAAGAAGTAAAGGTGCCTATCTCAAAGCGTTTTAAAGATAAAAAGGGGAACGTCATTCCTTTTGTGTTCAAAGCCATCACGACGGAGCGCATCGATGAGCTGGAAAAAGAGAACACCACCTATAAAAATGTGAAAGGTCGGGGCCGTGTGAAAGACTTGGATACTCAACGTTTCTATGCACGAATTGCGGTTGAATCTACTGTTTACCCGGATTTCCGTTCAAAAGAGTTGAGAGAGGCATATAAAACTCCTGATCCAGTGGAAGTCGCCAAGCGCGTGCTGTCTGTCGGCGGTGAATATGCGAACTGGCTCAACAAAGCGATTGAAATCAACGGCTTTGAAGACGATCCAGAAGATTTAGAAGCCGCTGTAAAAAACTAATCAAGGATGGGAATAAGGAGGCCGTGTATTTGTATTACTGCATGCATGAGCTTCATTATTCTCCATCCCAACTATTAGAAGTCTATGAAGCGCCTCGACATTTTAAGGCGTTTTTATTTGGACTTATCGGTCACAAGCTTGAAGTTTTAGAGAAAGAGGCAAAGAAGGGAGGTAAATAGATTATGGCCAAATTAACTGCACGCTTTGATCTGCAGGATCGCATGACCTCCCGTCTACGTGCGATTCGGGGTGAGATGGTTCGTATTGATAGACTCAGACAAAGGACTGAACAGCGCCCGTTTGTCATTCGGGTAAGAGACAAGGCCAGCCAAACATTGAGAAGAATTCATATGTTCATCCTTAGGGATATCGGCAAGTCTCATCAGCTTGTCCTATCTGTGAAAGATTTGGCTACCCGATCCATGCAAAAGATGAATCGGTTTATCGCACGACGGATGCCGCGTACCCATGAAATCATGATGAAAGTGGTAGACCGGGCAACACCGCAGATTTTGCGACTGAGGCGATATTTAGATCGTCACTTATCTGGTCCTCGCAGAATCCTTATTGAGGCAAAGGATCGGGCGACGGCCGTCATTCGCCGTATTTCCAGGTATGCCAAAGATCAGCTAGGAAGAGGCTACAATGTTACAGTTCGGGCAGTAGACATGGTGACGAAAACCGTGAATCGTATCGTCTCAAGTGCCAGGCGTGAAATACCGGAATACTACAGATCAAGCATTCAAGCGATTGATCGGTTTACAGCACCTGCCCGTCGGGTTACGTCTTTTGCAAACCAACACTTGAATCGTACATGGACCGCCACTGTCAAAGTGTTAGACCTTGCGACTAAGCCCTTGAAGGCGATCGCTTCCGCGGCAACTTCAACACTCGGAATTCTCGGTGTAGGAGCCGGGGCAACTGGAGGGGTTGTTGTTCCTTTAAAGATGGTCGCCGATCGTCAGAATATGACGACTGCATTTGAAACCCTACTTGGGAGCCAAGCTAAAGCCAATCAAAGGCTGGACGAATTAACAACATTCGCTGGTCAAACTCCATTTACCCGGGATGAAATCTTTGAATCAAGCCGGGTACTGCAGGTCTTTACAGGAAATGCCCTTTCTACTGCTGAAGGGATGAAGCTTGTCGGGGACGTGGCTGCAGGTGTGCAGCGGCCATTCTCGGAAGTCGCTCTTTGGATGGGACGTCTCTATGATGGGATCAAGTCTGGCCGTCCGATCGGGGATGCGACGGCAGCCCTGCAAGAAATGGGGGCGATCTCAGGTGAGGCCCGCGGCAAACTTGAGAAATTAGCAGAGAGCGGACAGGACATTTCTAAAACTTGGCCACAGGTCACAAAAGAATTCAGCAAATACAATGACATGATGGTCAAGATGTCTGACAACCTCGCAAACTTATTTTTAGGGGTTAAGTCCTTTATCAATAACTCCATTCTCATGCCATGGGGAAAAGGGCTGGCAGAGGCGTTTCAGCCGGCTCTTGAAGCGTTTAGAGAATGGCGAGGGGAATACTCTTTTGTACTGACAGACCTTACAAATAAAGCTCAGAAGGCAGGGAAGGCCTTTGCAGAAAGCTTCTTGAATCCGACGAAAAATGTGTTTGGCTTCATCGGTGAACAGTTTAAAATCCTTTTTCCAGGAGAACTTACGAAAAAACAAAAGAAAGAGCTGGAGCTTAAATTCAAAGAAGATCCTAAGCTGAAAAAACGGTTTGATCAGCTGCAGAAATACAGGGATATGGATTTTGAAACCCGCTGGCATATTGTTCTCGACAATACGAAGGATGTTTTCGGAGAATGGTGGAAAAAGACGGGAGAACCCGGCTTAATTAAAATGGCAGGCAATCTCGGCAGCACTTACGGCGGCATCATTAATGGAGTTATCAATGGTTTGCTCGGAATTGATGATAAATCATCCGAAAATGGATTCGTCAATGCTGGAACAAAAGCCGGCCGGACATTTGTTGTCAGCTTTGTGGATGCTTTAGATCCGGTTGAGTTGTCGATGCGCATTGCGAAAAAGCTCGCTAAATTAAATTGGGATGCGGTTACCGGTCAAGGATCTGTTGGTGGTGCCCTTCTTGCTGATGCGTTCGCTTTAGCCTTTATCGGTAAGGTGGGACGTCTTCTCAAGCCTGTTGGGAAGCTTGTTTCTGGTGTTTTCGCAGGCTACAAGTGGCTAAAAAACAAACCAGGTTCTAGTGGAAGAACAGGAGGCCTTCTCATCCCAGGTGGTAAGAATAAAAGAGCTGGCGGAGGCCGTCGAGGACCGGAATATCGCAACCCTTGGTTTGGTCAAGGTGAAAGGGTTTCTCCGTCAAATCCAAATCAAACGAGAGGCGGCGGGTTCTGGAGCAAAGCAGGAAAAGGGGCCAAGTCAGTCGGTAAACGCGTTCCGATCTTAGGAACCGCGCTTGCTGCAACCGAACTCATTGGCATGAATAAAGACAATGCTGGTGAAAAATTAGGCGGATTTGGTGGCGGCTTGGGAGGTTCAGCTGCAGGAGCAAGTGCAGGGGCTGCCGTCGGAACCTTAATTGCACCAGGAGTCGGAACCGCAGTCGGTGGTGTTATTGGTGGCGTCGCCGGCGGCATCGGCGGTTCAGACTTTGGACAATCCATTGGAAAGTGGATTGATGATGGCGGCATCATGAAAACATGGGATACTATTGTGAAAAAATCGTCAGAAGCTTGGAGCAACATTCAAAAGACATGGGAAAAGGTATCTGATTGGTTTCAAGAAAATGTATCTGATCCTGTCTCTAAAACGTTTGATGATGCACTCACTTGGATTAAGAACACTTGGTCAACCGTCACAACGTGGTTCGAAGAAAATGTTTGGGAGCCTTTTCTGAAGCCTGTTGTCGATTTTGCCATTCAAGTGTGGGATTGGTTTAAACAGGCGTGGGTGTGGATACAGGATACATGGAAAACCGTAAAGACATGGTTTCAAGATAACGTTTGGACGCCTATATACAATATTGGAGTAAGAATTATAAACAATGTCGTAGGCTTCTTTGCGGTAGCCTGGTATACCATTCAGTTGGTATGGGGAATTGCTTCATCATGGTTCATGGAATATGTTTGGGATCCAATATTGTCCCATGTAGTTCAGTTCGCAATAGATGTGTGGAACTGGCTTGTTCAGGCTTGGAACTGGATTTCTGAAACATGGGAAACCGTCTCGACCTGGTTTGTCGAAAATGTTTGGGATCCAATATTGTCCCACGTTGTCCAATTTGCGTTAGATGTGTGGGATTGGTTTGTCAAAGCATGGAACTGGATTTCCGAAACATGGGAGACTGTTTCAACTTGGTTCGTTGAAAATGTCTGGGATCCAATTTTGGAGCCTGCGATTCAGACCGCAACAGATATCTGGAATGGGCTTGTCCAAGCATGGAATTGGATCAAGGAAACATGGGACACTGTTTCGAAATGGTTCACTGAGAACGTCTGGGATCCGATCATTAAAAATCTTATTATAGCAGCTATCCAAATTTACGGTCACTTTATGATGGCAAAAAATAAAGTGATCAAATACTGGACCGATATTTCTGATTGGTTTAATGAACATGTAAAAGATCCAATTGTTGGGGTAGCCAATGATATTTCTAAAGCGTTTGAAAAAGCGTTTGGCTGGGTCGGAAAAGTCTGGGATAAGGCAAAGGATTTTGGTGGCGGTATAAAACAAGGCTGGGACGATCTATGGCAGGGTAAAAATAAAACTACCTTTGAAGAAATCGGTGAAGAGAAAACTGGTTTGAAGCTGAAAGAGAAAAATGCCACAGGCGGCTACATCACCAAACCAACCATTTCATGGATCGGCGAAGCCGGTAATGAATTTGTTATCCCAACTCAAAACAACCGAGGCCGCGGAAAGATGCTTCTCTCACAAGCGGCAACTCAACTCGGTATGCGGGTTGTTGATGATATCGGTTCTGCTTCTACGAATGCCGGAACTGTTGCACCTATTTCGAGCGCTGTTTCCTATTCTGCTTCTGTATCGCCATCAATAAATGCGGGAAACATGACGAATCAAGCATCGTCTTTTGGTCAGCAATTTACAGAAGGGTTTGACGAAGGACTCAATTCAAACGTTGTGTCTATAGAAGACTGGAAGAAGAAAAACATTCAAACGCCTTTTAATAACCTGGTGACAATCTCCCCATCCTTCGGGAAAAATGTTGTAGCCGGATATGCTTCAGGGCAGAATGCAACAGCTACCGGAACAGATGGATTCCTGCAGTCAAAAGTGAAGACGCCATTTCAAAACACCGTGAATACGGCTTCTTCCTGGGGTGTGAATACGGTCAGAGGATTTGCGGCTGGTCAGAATGCTACGCCTACGGGTACAAACCAATATGTCAGCACCCATATCAATAAGCCTTTCCTGGACTCGAATCAATCATCAAGAGGCTGGGGATCTGGCATGATTGGCAATTTTGTATCCGGCATGAATTCAAAAGGAAATGAAGTAAAAGAAGCTGCCAAGGAATTGGCCAAGAAAGTGGAACAAGCTTTCCGCGATGAGTTAGATATTCACTCCCCATCCCGAGTCATGATGAGTCTCGGGCGTTTTGCGTCTGTTGGTATCGTGAAAGGTTTAAGCTCAGTCGATGTGAAGAGCTTCGCTGAAAAACAAGCCGGCTCTCTTGCTGGAGCTTTTGCAGGAATGGGGGTAGTCGGCGGCAACATAAAAGACTGGCTGCAGAAGGCTCTTATGATCACAGGCACGTCGATGAATTGGCTTGGACCTCTATCTCAAATGGCCATGCATGAATCAGGTGGGAACCCGCGGGCCATTAACCTGTGGGACAGCAACGCCAAGCGCGGCACGCCATCAAAAGGGTTAATGCAAACCATTGATCCAACCTTTAATGCCTATAAGATGAAAGGGTTAAATGATATTTGGAACCCGATTCATAATGCGGTGGCCGCTATCAATTACATCAAAGCTCGGTACGGTTCTGTTTTTAATACGCCGGGAATGAGAAGCAAGCGAAATGGCGGCGGCTACAAGGGTTATGCGAACGGCGGGTTAATCACAAATGAACAAATTGCTCGTGTCGGTGAAGGGGGAAAACGGGAATGGATTATTCCAGAAGAGCGCGGCATCCGAGGTCGTTATCTGCTTTCCCAGGCAGCACAGGCTTTTGGTCTTGATGTGATCGATCCAGCGTCTCAACAATCTGGCATGTCATCTGATCAAGTGGATATTGCCACATCTGGCCAAACTGGGGCTGCTACTGTCGTCCCGTCTGGAACGAAAGAAATCAACATCCATTTTAATGGTGATCAGCATTTTCATAATGATCAAGATGTGGATGGCTTAATTGATAAAATTAAACAGGCCTTAGTTGATGAGTTAGAAGAGGACATCAACATTGGAACGAAGGGAAGTGTAGCTTTTGACTAAATCTGTTTACGAATTTTGGCTATCTCAGGGGAAGGAAAAGCTGCGCTTCCCCGTGCTTCCTGAAAAAATAGACGTAACCAACAACACGGCAAATGAAACCGTTCAAGTGGCCAAATTTGGCGAGCTCACATTCATCAACGATCCGAATGCCAAAACCATTTCGTTTTCCTCTTATTTTCCGAAGAAGTATTCCCCTTTGGCTGAGTATAAGGGATTCCCTTCGCCGGAAAATGCAATTGCCACGATCGAACGATGGATGAAAAATAAAAAGCCGGTTCGTTTTCTCGTTACCGGAACGAAAATCAATTTAAACTGCAGCATCGATGCCTTTACTCACCATGAAGGCCAAAAAGACATTGGGGATCGGGATTTTGATATCACCTTAAAGGAATATAAAACAGCGTCTCCGCGAAAGATCAAACAAAAAAAGAAGACGAAAAAGAAACGGCCGTCAAAGGCAGCGCCGAAAGTATACACCGTAAAAAAGGGGGATACCCTCTGGCATATTGCTGGCCGATTTTATGGAAACAGCCTGCAGTGGCGGAAAATCTGGAATGCGAATAAAACGGCAATGATCAAGCGGAGTAAACGAAACATAAGGCAGCCTGGTCATTGGATTTTTCCCGGCCAGAAACTAAAGATACCTCAATGAAAACAGGTGGGGTGAGCAAATATGATTGAACTATTCGTAGTAAAAGAAACGGAATGGCAGGAGCTGGTGACAGAAAGTGTTTCCCTTGAAGGACAGCGGTACCAGGCTCCCCGCTCTATTCAAGCGACGATCGTGGTCAAACAAGGTGATCAAAAATATTATAGTGTCCAGGAAGGTGACACGGTTTTATTCAAGTGGAAAGGTAAAGAGCTGTTCCGTGGCATTGTGTTTTCCAGGATACCAGATGAACATACGTTAGTCTTCACTGCTTATGATATGCTGCAGTATCTTGTGAAAAATAAAGATGTCTATGTTTTTTCAAACAAGCGGGCAGATCAAATTGTCCACCGGATCGCCAATGATTTTCAAATCCCAAAGACATCGATCGCCAATACAGGGTATACAATTAAATCTCTAATCATTAAAGACGACACATCGCTTTATGACATCATTTTGAAGGCCCTAAAAGAGACCAAAAAGCAAACGGGGAAAAACTTTCAGCTCTACTCATCCAAAGGAAAGCTTGGTTTGCGGGCATGGCCGGACCCATCGGAAATTTGGGTATTAGAAACTGGCGTCAACATTATGGACTATCAGTACAGTACATCCATAAATGATACGGCGACACGCGTTAAAATGCGCCGACAGAAAGACAACAAAACTTATACGGCCGCTACAAGTGACAGCACCGGTATAAAAAAATATGGTGTTTTGCAGTATGTTGAAACGGTATCGGATAACATCAACCAGGCGCAGCTTCAAGAGCGGGCCAAAGTTAGACAGTCACAGAAAAAGGGTGTTAAAAAGGAGCTGAAAAGCATTCAGGCGCTTGGGATTCCGGATCTTCAAAGCGGCATGCCGGTGTACATCTCGATCCCGGAGGTCGGCATTAAACAAAAGTATTGGGTCGATACAGACAAGCATGAATTTAAGGGTTCAAAACACACGATGACGATCGATGTTGTCCCTAAAAACCATATGCCAAGTGGAGCGTCGGCATCATGAGATTAAGTGATGCCATAAAGGAATTGGCTCTCGGAGCCGTGAATGCAGAATATCCTGTCGATGTGATGCCCGCGGAAATCGTATCAGCCTCACCTCTCAGCATTAAAATTCGAGACAATGACAAATTGGTGATTCCCTCTGATTTGTTGGTTGTGGCTGAACATTTAAGGGAACATACAAGGGAAATAGAGCTTGACGGAGAGAAAAAAAACATCCGTTTTTACAATCAATTGAATACAGGTGACCATGTGATGATTGCAGCCATGCCAGGCGGGCAATCTTTTTTTGTGATCGACAAGATATAGGAGGTGTCTGATATGGCGCTTTCCCCGGAAGTAGAATTTGAAGATATTGAGGATGACAGTGACGTCATTGAGACTTCAAAAACATACAAAATTGATTTTGATTCCAGCCGAATAACGAATGAAATCATTACAGGGCTTGATGCCATTAAACAAATGGTTTATATGGCCCTTCGAACGGAACGTTATGGTTATCCGATCTATAGCCATGATATCGGAAATGAACTGCAGGAGGTTCTTTCTGACAATGAAACGACCGATGCTTATAAGGAAATGGAGATCCCGCGACTGATCGAGGAGGCTCTGATTTTTGACGAAAGAATCACGGCCGTCAAAGATTTTGAAATTCATAAAATAGAGGACGCCTTTCATGTATCATTTACGGTTGAAACAGATGAAGGAACCTTGGAGATTGAGGAGGTGATTGGCGAAGATGTTTGAAGATCAGACATTTGATGAGATTATGGAGCGTATGCTTGATCGTGTCCCAGCTGATATTGATAAACGGGAAAACAGTGTGATTTGGAATGCGCTGGCACCAGCGGCTGCAGAACTGGCTCAATCCTATATCTGGCTAGGCACGGTGTTAGAATTGGTCTTCGCCGACACTGCGCAAGGTGAATTTTTAGACAGGCGGGCCGCTGAAGCTGGTTTGGAAAGGCAGCCAGCAACAAAAGCGGTCAGGGCCGCAAAATTTACAAAAGGCGTTAACATTCCCGTAGGTTCCCGCTTCTTTATTGACAATCTGTATTTCAAATATACGAGGGATGGTTATTTGGAATGTGAAACCGCAGGAGAAGCCGGAAACGCAAATTTAGACGGGCGTCCTCTCCTTTCTCTCGATACAATTCCAGGACTTGATTCAGCCGTTATGGGGAAACTCCTGGTTCCAGGCAAGGAAGAGGAAACAGACGAAGAATTGTATGCGCGGTATTCCGTCCGGGTCCGGCGGGAAGCCGTAAGCGCAAATAAAATGCATTATAAGCAATGGGCGGAAGAGGTAGACGGAGTTGGCCGGGCGAAGGTATTTCCTCTTTGGGATGGAGATGGAACAGTTAAAATCGTGATTACGAATGCCAAAATGGAACCTGCATCGGAAACCTTGGTCCATAAGGTAAAAGACTATATTGATCCTGAACCAGGCAAAGGGGAGGGACAGGCCCCGATTGGGGCGACGGTCACCGTCGAAAGCGCGGTATATAAAAAAGTTGATATTGAAGTCGCCGTTGTTCCCGAACCTGATTACTCAATTGAGGATGTTCAAAAAGAAATCGAAAATAAAGTGAAAAGCTTTTTTAAAGAAATTGCATTTACAGAAAGCATTGTCCGACTATCCAAAATCAATAACATTGTGTTTAACGCGGAGTCTGTCAGCGATTATGCTGATGTGAAAATCAACGGGGATACGAAAAACTTGGAACTGAAGGATGAAGACATTCCAAAGCTTGGGACGGTGACGATCCTTGAGCAAGATTGAAGAAATGGAGAACTATTTGCCGCCGTTCCTCACAAAAGTCAGAGAAATGAGTGAGATTCTACAAGCGGAGGCTCCGGAGTTTGAGCAGCAGAACAATGATATTTTTGATCTGACAGATCAGCTGTTCATTACAACAGCGACATGGGGCCTGGATCGGTGGGAAGCTCTATTAAATGTGGCCAGAGAATCTGGAGATTCTATAGAGATAAGGCGACTACGGCTGATATCGAAGACATCTAATATTCCGCCGGCTACTTATCAGGCTATCGAACAAGCTTTAAACCGATTTTTAAAGAATCCTTCGGCTCAAGTTCGGCTGCTTCCAAAGGAGTACCGCTTTAATGTAGATATCAACATTGACGACCTGCAGAATGTCAGAGAGCTTATTGAAACACTTGAAAATATAAAGCCGGCTCACCTCGCATATACATTTCGGCCGGGCTTTAATGAACAGCTGAAGATTAAGGATACGTTCATTATGAATCATCGAAGATATCGAAAAATAAAGGAGCTCCGGGTGGGCTATTCTGTCACACTTGATAATAATGAGGTGGTTTTAACATGATCACAAAACACTACAGGGAGCGCGTGGCGACCGACCTGAAAAGCAGGATCAAAAAGGTATTGTTGAATGGGAAAGAAACTGAGATTGCCGACATCACGATCAATGGCACGACTGTCACTGTACTGACTAAACGTGAGGAAGATGTCAGTCACATTGAAAGTGTCAAAATCATTGATGATCAAGACCACGTGATTACAGAACGAAGTCCTGACCTGGATGTCAGTACCAACCGCACGCTCGATTTCCGATTTACATTTGAGGTGGTGGAATAAATGGCTTATAAAGAAAAGACGGACTGGCTCCCGGATGATCCGATAACTGAAGATGACGTGAACCGCTGGGAAAAAGGCATCAAAGAGGCGCACACCGATTTGGCTGCCCATAAAAATGATCTGAATAATCCGCATGGCACGACAAAGGACCAAATCGGGCTTGGAAATGTAGAGGATGTGCAGCAAGCTTCAAAAGCTGAATTTAATCGGCATGTTGGCGATGAAACGATCCATATTACAGCAGAAGAAAGAGCAGAATGGAATGCCAAGGAAACGCTGAGTGCTGCCCAAGAAAAAGCAGATCGCGCCGAAGAGAATGCGAAAACATACGCGGATCAAACGTTTACCAATGAGAAATTGACTGTCTTACCAGATTCAGAGGCGATACAAGATGCCCGGACTGCAGGAAGTGAATATCCTCTCGGCATTACACTAATGGATATTGGCCAGGGCAATAAAACTGGTTATCCACTCAGCTATGGATTTGTGAAAAACGAAAAGCGTTCGAACTATCGTTTTACTCAATACTTTTATGGGACCGCAAATGAAACCGGTGATTATTACTATAATACGGGGACATGGATTCGGCACTGGTGGAATGAGTCTGGCTGGACCCAATGGGAAAAAATATCTGGTTTTGCCCATGCGAACATAGGGACAACGGGCAGACAAGCTTTGATAAGAGGGGAACTCCAGAAAATCAAATTCAACCGAATCATCAAAGACAGCCATAAATTGTTTGATACGAAAAACAACAGATTTAAGGCCAGTCATTCCGGTATGTACCTGGTAGGCGCAAGTCTGTATATTGAAAACTCACTCCAATATTCAAACTTTGAGCTTTATGTTTATAAGAACGGAGCTAAAAATAAATTGATGAATCGCTTCATCATTCCATCTCCAAAAGATAACAGCGATTCAACAGAATTTCACGCGACGGTGACAGGCACAGTAAACGTTCCACTTGATGAAGGAGATTATATCGAGATTTACGTGTATGCGGGTTATTCCGGATCCAAGACCCGTTATATCATGGACAGCAATGGGGTTCTTAATTATTTCGATATTTTGGAATTAGGCGGTCGGAATTACCGAAACATTTAGGAGGCGAGCTTATGATCTTATATGATGCCATCATGTACAAGTATCCTGATGCCATTCCCAAAAAGGATTTTGTCTTAAGAAACGATGGAAATGGGTCTTATATTGAAGAATGGAATTTAAGGACGCCTATTCCGTCGGAAGAGGAGTTGCAGTTGTGGTGGGAAGAATCAAAAAAGAGTCAGCTCTATACGCCGCCAAGCTTAACAGAGTCACTTGGCCGCCAGCTGACAGAGGAGAGGCTGGCTCGAAAAGCCCTCGAGGAGTCATACAAACTTATGGGGCAGGAACTGGCAAAGCTTAAGATTCAATCGCTTCAATTGAAAGGGGAGGAGCAGCAATGAACTTTTGGGTGTTGGCACTTTACTATAATTGGGCCACAACAGACATGGTGAAACAAGCACTCTATTATAAAGACTGTACCTCAGAAGACTTCAAAGATGGGGTAGATAATAGGCTTGTGTCTCCTGAGCAGTACAAAGAAATCTTTAATGAAGAATACCCGCCGGAAGCCGTCATATAGGCTTTTTTATTTTGCCTTTTAGGGGGTGATCTATGGCGCGTGTTTCATCCGTTCGATTAGCCAGATTAAAGAGATATACAAAAACAGAGGAGGATGAACATTGGCTAAATACAATTTTTTGTTTCCGTTGGATGCTGATTCAAGACCAGGTGCGGTGAAACCATTTCGGGAGGGGGATACGGATTTTACAGTTCCTAATATGGATGTCAGCGGCGGTGCAGAGCTGTTGACCAATCTGCCTCTTAAAGCTACAGAGGTTTATAACCAATATGGTCAGGACCGGCTGGGAGATGTACTCATTTCTAAGGTTAGAGGCTATGCTTTTGCAGATAAAGCGGGGTCATTATATGTTGAAGAAAGTGACGACGGGAATTCTTGGTCAACAGCGGAATCTATCGATGTAGCAGAACATGAGTTAGGTGACACAGGATGGGTTTATCTATCCAAAAGGTATTATCGTTTTCGATATGTCAACGGCAACTTGGAACAGTCTGATTTTGCCCTATATCAATCACTTGGATCAGGTGAACAGGATGTCCGGGTTTCAGGAGGATTCGAGGCTCCTTCTTTAGACATTCCAGCTGATGGTCTCCCTGTACAAGCGCTGAAAACTATTACTTCAGAAAGCTTTTTAGAAGAACAGGTCATCAAAGCAGGAGAGTCTATCTATCTAAATATTGATGCGGCAGGTCATCAGCTTGGACTTGCGATTTATCTTTATGAAAAGACGAATCTGAGTGTTCGCATGACTTACATCATCCCGGGAACAAGCAACTATACCCTGAAGGGTTATGAAGATGTCATTGTATTAGAAAATAATGATCGGGACGCTCAGAAGGTTGATTTATTAGCTGCCTCTCCGCGACTTATGTTGACCAATAACGGAGAAACAGACGTGAAAATTAAAAACCTTGTGGTTACTCATTTCTTGTAAGATCACACCGTAAAACAACGGTGTTTTTTATTTTGCCTCAAAGGAGGTGAAAACGATGTGAGAACAGGAGGATTAGGGGACATGACGCAACCGAATGATTATGATGTTTTACAAAAAGAAATCGCAGAAATTAAAGCAGATCAAAAAACACAAGATCAGCGGATTACTACTCTCGAAAGAACAACTGACCGTCATGATCAGCAAATCATTTCTATCAATGAAAAGCTGAACAAGATCGAGGAAAACACAACTTGGATCAAGCGCAGCATCACTGGAGCGATCATTACAGCGGTCAGCACCGGTATCATTGGCGGCGCAATCGCTGTTTTTTATAATCTACTGCAGAAATAAGGAGGAAAACACGATATGAAAAACTTTGATAAAGGCACGGTCGTCCGGACGGTGCTTCTTTTTATTGCATTGGTAAACCAGACATTGATCATGTTTGGAAAGGCAGCTTTGCCGATCAGTGAGGACCAGGTCAATACGCTGGCCGACGCTTTGTATTTAACTTGCTCTACGATTTTTACAATCGTCACGACGTTGGTCGCTTGGTTTAAAAACAACTATGTCACCGGTAAAGGTAAACAGCAAAAAGAAGTGTTAAAACAAAAAGGATTAACAAAATGAGGTTGCCGTCTGGCAGCCTTTTTTATTTAAAACAAAATAGGAGGGGTTCAAATGGTTAAAGTCGTGAAAAACTTTGTGAAAGTCAATCAATATACCCGGCCAGGGCTGAAGTTGGCGGGAGTGAAAGGGATTGTTATGCACTATACGGCGACGCCGGGCGCTTCTGCATTGAATGAGAGGGATTACTTCAATGGCACATGTATAGCCATTAAACGCAAAGCTTCAGCTCATTATTTTGTGGACCGTAAAGAAGCGCAGCACATCATTCCTGAAAATGAAGTCGCGTACCATGCACATGATAAAAATCGCTGTTATGTGAGTTTTCTTAAACCGAACGCCAACACAAAGTCAATCAGCGTTGAAATGTGTGTCGAAAAAGATGGCAGGATTCACAGTGAAACGGTTCAGAATGCCGCTGAATTGGTTGCCGACCTGTGCAAGCGTTACGGTCTTTCTACTAACAAAATCGTCCGCCATTACGATGTAACAAACAAAATTTGTCCGGCACCGTGGGTGAGCGATTCCAGCCAGTTGGTGGCATTCAGGAAAAAAGTTGATGCTCTGCTTGGAAATAAAACTGTATCAAAGACAACATCACCCACGAGCCAGTCAAGCAAATCCACAGGGACTATCCTGAAAAAAGGGTCGTCCGGTTCCAAGGTCAAGTCGCTGCAGAAACGTTTGATTGCCGCTGGCTTCTCACTGCCGAAATACGGGGCTGATGGGTCTTACGGAAATGAAACAGTGCAGGCCGTCAAAGCTCTGCAAAAGAAAGCGGGTATCGTGGTGGATGGAATTTACGGACCGGCTACCGAAAAGGCGCTTGCAGCTATTGAAGCGAAAAAGAAAAAGCCTTCCTCAAGCGGCAAAAAATCATCCTACCCGCTGCCGTCTGGCATCTATAAGGTAAAAAGCCCACTGATGAAAGGGACGGCCGTCCGGCAGATTCAGGAGGCTTTAGCTGCACTCTATTTCTATCCAGATAAAGGGGCGAAGAATAACGGCATAGATGGCTATTACGGGCCGAAAACGGCGAACGCGGTCAAACGGTTTCAGATGATGCACGGGCTGTCTGCCGACGGAATTTACGGACCGAAAACGAAAGCGAAATTGGAATCATTTTGATTCAAAAAAACCAGCCCTTTAGAAAAGGGCCGGTTTTTATTAGAGTTTTCCCCATATAGATTTTCCACCAGTATGTCCGGTTTTTTGATGGATAGTTTTATTTACTAGCTGAAGCTTTCCAGTGTCTTGGTGATGATGCCAAACATAACCTCTAGGTGTCTTGCCCATCATAATATCTCCTCTTTGTGCTGAATTAAATTTTTTAGCGTGTTTCGGTGACCTAATTGCAATTCTTAAAGATTCATTTGCGTATTTAAATTGAGTTTTGTTGCTTGATTTTATTAAAAGTTTCGGAAGCGTATAAGTGTACTTTGAATTGAAGACTGGAAAGCCCTTTGGATTGAAAAATATACCGGTTTTAGGGTGTTTCTTATTGGCCAGTTTTCCGTTTTTAACTCTTATGTTTTTGGTTGTCTTCTTCAAATATTGTTTAACAAAAAGTTTACCGCCAACCCTTGAAACAATCGCAGTTGCGGGAGGGATCAGCCATACATATTGAACTTGAGCAATGTCTTCATTTTTCCCTATGTCGTCTGGAATTGGTGAATGTTCTGTTTCAATAATTTCATTGCTTTCATCATGAAAAATGTCATCAGAAACTGTTTCTAACTCTTCATCTGTGATATCGTCTTCAAGTTCACCCTGGTATACAGGGTAGTTTTCCCATCCCTCATAATACTTAGATTCCTCAAAGTCAGAATAATCTTCATATGTAGACTCTATGTAGTTATTGTATTCCTCATCTTCAGGAAGGGAAGTGTCTTCGTTTGAAGTCTGTGATGTTTGTTCTGTGGAGTAGACTTGATGAGGGGATTCAGCTTTAGCGAATTCCGGTAAAATAAATGAAACCAAAAGCAGAAGGGGGACAACAGCACATAAAAATTGTCTCGTTTTCTTCATAATTACTCCTTTATAGTATTATTTGGTAACATAACCATAATACTATAAAAATAGAAAAAAACAACACGAATGTTGTTTTTTAAAAAAAATCTTTTATTTGTGAAAGGAGTATATCTAAAATTGAGTCATTCAGTTTTTCAAGCGTAGCCACGATTTCCTTAACCAATAGACTTGTTTCTTCATTATCAAATGTTAAATTTTTATGGTAAGAAATGATTGTTTCTAAAGCACTGGCTAGTTCTATTGCAGTTGCACGATTGGCATTTGCCGAACTTTCTTTTATTTTGGTAAGCAGCCATTTTAGATCTTCAAAACTTTGAATAGGGTATAAAGTAACCCTGTGTAGCTCTATATCTATATTTTTATTTAGGATGTTTTCAGCTTCTTCTTTTGTAATTGCATCTGGATGATCAGGTGTAATATATGAAAGTTCATAGTCCTCAGGATTAATTCCCTGTAAGTTTTCAATATCATCAATATCAACCGAATCATCTGTGTATAGTTTAGAGAGAAATTCCCCGAATGAATCTGCTAATCTAAAATTTTCTTGTAGCTCTGAATCAAAGTAATGAACAGGTGGATTTTCTTTTGTATCTCTATAGTCTAAAGCAACCCAAGTATGGCCATCCCCATGAATTAGAATAAGGTTGTCAGGCAATCCCCATTCTTTAATTAAATACTGGCTTTCAAGAATTCCTTCTTTTTTTCCTAAGCCTAATAAATAGTCAAATTCAATATGATCCTTTGCCCAGGAAGTAGGCTGATCAGTAGGGAAAGCATTATAATTGATGTATCCACCATTTTGTTGAAGAATAAGCTCTTTATACTCCTTCGGGAGTATTACACCTAACTTTTTTTCAGCTTTCAGAATATCTTTCTCTGTTACTTTCTTCAAAGTGTATGGATCGTCATCTTCGTACATCCAAAAATCTTTCAAGCTAGATACCTCCTCATCATTCGCTATCAATATCATTATAAATGCAATGAGGCAAACCTAAAAGGATTTATTAGAAGAAACATCATTATTTGGTATATATGACATATCTTGATTTGATTTGGGTGAATTTAAACATCACACTACATAGCAGTAAATAGATATGCCTGATCATCTCCCCCCTACATTACACTATGAACTAAGGAAAATAATATTAAAAATTCTAAAATAATGATAAAATTATCCATGTCAAAAAAATTGAAAGAAGGGGTTTTGATGGCAGATTTTATTATAAATAAGGCAGGGGCAAAAATTTATAAAGATATTAAAAAACATGAGTTTCTCAAAGTGCCAGTTTTGATAAACGAAAAGGAAAAGGGAGCGGTACATCATGTTCTTTCTGTAGGGATTTTAGGAGGGCAGAGAGATCCAATTGTTACTGTCAAAGAGTCAAATGGAGAAGTTGTAGCATATCGTTTACCTATCGATTTACTTGGCTGGGTGGAGAATTTCATGGGGTTAAAATTACAAGGAGTCGATATGTTCCCTGCCAAAGTTGAGTTTGGTAAATTAAACAATAGAACTTTTGCAGAAATCCTCTGAACACTTTTAAAGGGGGGAGAAGTGTATGCCATATTATGATGACGGACATTTGCCAGAAAAGCATTTAATTGATCATAATTTTTGTTTGTATTTACATGATGTGTGCTTGAGTATTTTTGATGAATGTATGGAAGATGGATATCGAATGAGTTATAAAATAGAGGAGAATGGGAGGCCTAGTTTAAAAGGGCTTGAAAGAACTGATGACTTTTTTGACTGGTTAAGAGCCAACGGTTACGAAAAAGAAGCAAATTTAATTCTAAAAAGAAAAATGTTTCATGCGATATTAGCAGATTTTTTGAGCTACGTATTAGAGTCTTTAAAAGCATCTGAAAAAGGAAAAACAGCAATTTCATTTACGCTATTAAGAAAACCGTTTAAGGATAATTTATTTTATCTAGAATGGTTGGCTACTCATGGAGATGAATTGTTGTCACTTGTTGACACGGGAAAAATAGAAGAATATGAGGTTGGCAGAATAAGAAAATTCAAAAAAGAAAAAATGATGAATATTTTAAATGAAGTTATGAAGAAAAATGAATTTAAAGAGCTTTTACATTTTCCAGATGATAATTATATGTACAAATTAAGATATGATTATAATGCCCCTTTCGGGTTAGAACTTATGTGGAATTCGGCAAATCATTTGGTCACAACAGCAAGAAAAATAAGAACAAAAGATTTTAATGATATCTTCTTAACTGAAGAGGACTTTAAAGAAAGGTGGCATTATTTTTATACCAAAGTCCCTTTATTGCTGCTTTATTCAACTGGAGTTGTGATCCTTGTATATGAACAATTATTTGAAAAAATCCCTCTTTCGACGAAAACTTATAATAATATTTTTTTACTTGTAAAATGGTATAGTAGGGTAGACAACGAGTTAGGAAAAAAGTTTATTGAGGATGTCTTAGCGGATACTAGGATACCATTATATTGTGATAATTGTGAGAAAGAAATATTGATCAATAAGGACCAGGCATTTAAAGTCCAATATGATTGGGGACTTGAATGTGAACATTGCAAGGAAATCATATCAATCTCTAGATATCACTTCGTCGAAGTGGAAGAAGGGGAGGAAAAGAAATAGTTGCGTAACAACAGCATCAACATCGGATTAATTATTTTTAAATTAAAGCGTGAGACGTTATCTGTTTCACGCTTTTTAAAAGTTTAAAATGCAGAACATTTATTTGAATGAATTTTCAAGGTTATACATTGCTTTTTCAAATGCAGCTTTTCGTTTTTTATCTTCGTAATCAATACGTTCTAAAATTCTTGTCCAATAAATATTCCCGGTATCAGCGTATCTTTTTGCAGTTTCCCTCCAAAGAAAAGCTTCAGCTTCTTCTAAGACAATTATGTAGCGACTTCCCATACGAATATGAGGCATACCTTCCTCATGAATTAAATTGGTTATTGTGGATGGGCTTGTCCGAAAATACTTAGCAGCTTCTTTAATCGTTAAGTTAGTGCGTCCCATATAATTTTCTTTAGATGTCGCATTCTTTATATCTTGGACAAATACTTCTAACTCATCCCTGATAATTTTTCTAAGTGCTTCTTCGATCATGGTCGGCTCCTCCTTAGGGTTTCTTAAATTTTCAACGTCTTTAAAAGCTTTTGCAACATCCCATTCATCATCAGGATCAGTCCAACCAAATTCTTTGTAATGCATAATTGTAGGCCTGATCTCTTCTTCAAGAAAAAGAACTTTGCTTTTGACTCGAAGATGAGGCATGGCTCTTCTACGCATTAAATCACCTATAGTAGAAAGACCTAAACCGGTTTTTTTCGAAACCTCCTTCATGGTGAGATAAGATTTGAGTTGCTTTTTTTGATTCTCGACTGAAAACGATTTAACCATCATAGAAATTTCTTGGCGGAACATAGATCTTATCGAAGTTTCATACAAGCCTTCAACCGTCATACGAAATTCACTCCTTTCTTTTATAAAAATTCTTTTCCGAGTGTTTAACTCCTTGAATTCGTTAAATTCTTCACAAATCTTTTATTTTTTCATTTGCGCAAAAGCAGGAGATTGTTTTGAACAAATTAAAAACACTCACCCTTTAGAAATAGGGGAGTGTTTGTTGTTAATATTGAATTGAAGTTAATACACCGTCTTCAAAGTAGAGATATTTGTTTCCTTTGTAGACCCATTGCTCGCGTTTACCATTACTTGTGACAGTTGTGTTAATATCAATTGGCCGACCCCATCCTTCAGTTAACACTTCTTCAGTAGTCATACCAATTGAAACCTCTTTCGGATTGGCCGTTCGTTCATTTATAGCGTCAAGCTTTTCGTTTTTTTCCTCTTCTTTTCTTTCTGCTTCTTTAACTATGTCTTGTTCTTTTTTCGCGCATTCCATTCTTTTGTTGTTCATCTTTTTGAATTGCTGCACTTGTAAATCATCATGGCTATCCATATAAACAACTTTATCTAACATTGCACTCATGTAAGAATAGTCATCGTAAGTGCCTGAATGTGTTTCTTTTAATTCTTTTTCCTTTTTATAGACAGATGCAATAAAATAATAATCCTTTTCAAAGACGTCCCTTAAATCGCTTGTTTCTTTAATGACTTTATCGTATTCACCATCTTTTATAAGCTGAATAAAACGTTTATCTTTATCAGTCAGCTTATGCGTTTTAATTTTCTTCTCTTTTTGATTCGATGTTGTCTTAGTTTGATGAACTGCTTTTTCTTCCTCGGGCTGTTTATTTGGGTTTGAACAAGCGGTTAATACCGTAACTACAAACATTAATGTCAATAACCTTTTCATTTTTCCCTCCATTAAATATCCTTTTATAATTATCGACAAAAATTCTTCAATACTTTAGACGTTTTGTGTGTTTTCTGGAAATCAGATTCATAATCATTTAAGGGTTATTACCCATATTTATTGAAATGTTAGTCGTCATGCTTGTGATCTCCATCCTGCTGTTGATCACCATTCCGAATGTGACCAAGCATAATCAAAGTATTCAAAAGAAAGGATGCGAAGGATTAATCAATATGGTTCAAGCGCAAA